TACCCCGGCGGTCTTCGGCATCTGCGCGTCTCGAATTTTTTTCACCGGCGTTGTCACCAGGTTTCGTTGTTGTCGGCAAACTTCGGGAGTCGCCAGACTTCTACGTCCATGTCGTGCCGTTCGCTCAAGTGTCGCGTGACCCATGTGACTCGTTTGCCGCATAGGTTGCAGATGAGGGCGCGCTCTGTGTGTTCTGGTTCGCTGTTGCCTGGCCCGTAGATCGGTACGTCGGTGATGGTGAAGTGTGCACTGATCAGGGCCAGTACCTCGGCTTGCTTGGCAAGCAGCATCTGTTCTTCGGTTGTGCCGTTGGGCTCGCTCATGATCTGGTCCTGATTGTGGCACCGCAGTGGCAGTGATGGATCGTTGTTGTGTTGGGCAACAGATGTGGGTGTGGTCCCGATTCGCAATGGTGCCGGATATGTCCGAACCAGATGCGGTCGAACAGTCGATGGATGCCCTCGTGTTGTTGCCAAGCGACTTGGCATTGCGGCAGTACGTAGTTCATGGCTGGTCCTCGTGGTTGCAGTGGCACAGGGTGCAGGCGTTGCGGTGTCTAGTGTGCCAGCAGTCAGGGCATAGACCGCAGGCGATGGCGGCCATGCGTGCGAGGGGATCTGCGGCTCTCATGGTGCGGTAGGTATCGGCACCTAGGGTGCGGGCTGGCAGCGTGGGCTGTGTGCAGGCTGGCTGTACGGCTGGCTGTGGTTCAGCAGGGGTGGGGGGTGGTTGCCTACCCCTGGTTCTCCAGGCCGTTAGAGCGGCGTACAGGGCTGCTATCGGGGTAGGTGATGGGGAGTTGTGCTTGCCCCTGTGTTTGTGGTGCAGCCACGGTAGATATCCCAGCATTGGTCAGCCCTCCTGCCTGGTTCCATCCGCCTGGTTGTGCTCTCGCTGTGTGGCGGTTGTGGCATCCCACACAAAGGCCCCTGCCGTAGGCCGGGTCGTTGGGGTCTTTGCCTTGCGCAACCAGTTCTCTGCGGCTGTGTGGATGGTGGTCAGCCACTGTGGAGGGTTCACCGCATGTGCCTTGGTGTGGGCACCAGGGTGCAGCACATACACAGGTGGGGTTCTTCCTGAGTACGCCGGGCCGGAATAGCTTCTCGTGTTCGGCACCGTATCCGCGTTGCCGTGGCCCGCCTCGTCTGGCGTCGCTTTCACGTCTCGCCTGTGTCTTGCAGTCATCACACCGACCAGTTCCGGAGTGTCGGCGCTTGCACTTCGTACACCTCGACTTCGGCTTGTCTGGCACGTTTCCTCCGGTCGCGGTACAGGGTGCGGGTGCAGTGTCGGCAGCGGCCGTCTTTGGCGGCGGAGCGCTGGTCTGGGCAGGGGGTGGTCAGGCAGTCACCGCAGACGGTTGTGCCAGGCGTCATCGCACGGCCCGTGTGTCCCGCCCTGTACGGTGCGGCGGCGATTACGGCGGGCGGACTGGCAGCGCGGGCAGCGTTGGTGCGGCGGACGGATGCCTGATGCAACGACTTGATGGGGGATGTTGCCGAGCCCATGTCGATGGGGGCTTTCGGGGTTGATTTCGGCGAAAGGGGTTTCTCCGCAGATCCCCCGGATTTGGGGGATCGCTTCGTGCGTAGGTCGGTCTTCCATGGGGTTCCTTCTCGGGTGGTCATGCGGGTGTTTCTCCTGCCAGCTTGTCGGCGGCGCAGCTCCGGCAGGAGCCGCGCCATTCGCCGGGGTGATGTGGGCACTGGTTGGCGGTGTCGTGGATCTTGGGTTGGCGTGCGGCGATGGGCTGGCTGCGGGGTATGGCGGCTTCCCACCAGGGGCCGTGCTGGCTGATGCGGCCGGGCGAGTCGGTGTCGGGGTCCATGGCCAGCCACACCATCGCAACGGCTACGTCGCGGGCCGGTCGGGTGGCGTACTTGGCGAGTTGCGTCATCAGCGACGGGATCGGCCAGTCGGGGCGGGCGATGTTCGCCATGCCCGCGATGACTTCTGCTTCGCGCTTGTTCACTTTCCAAATCCAATCGTCTCGCGTGCGTTACCTACTTTTGGTTTTGATGCCATACGCAACCAAAATCCCCAGACCCCTACTAAGGTTCAGGTTCAGTACAAAGGCGAACCAACACTCGGGTCGGGTCGGGTCGGGTCGGGACGGGGTTCGACTTTGCTTACCGGTTTGCTTCGACTTTGGTTCGATTTTGCTTCGGGTTTGGTTCGGGTTTGCTTCGATCTTGCCTCGGCCTTGGTTCGTCTTGCTTCGCCGGAACGCCGCCCGCCGACCCTTCCAGCCTCGGAACGGACCTCCCGCAACCGATCCATATCGACCTTGCGCGGCTGGTACTCCTCCCAGTCGTGAAAGCGGTATCCCGGTTCGCCGTCGACCTGCTCAGCCGTCCAGTAGCCTGCGGCAACGATGTGCTTGGCAAGCTCCTGCCAGTCGTCATCGAACTGCTCTAGCTCGTCCTCGGGAATCCATCCGCTCGTACTCGCACCGGCACACCAGTTGCCTGCCAGAGACCACAGCCCGGCCGCACCGGCGTCACGCCGCTTGTCCGGATGCGACCGCGTCAGCCGCCTGGTCTTGCGGTGCCGCCACCACCCGTCATCAACCTTGAACCACACAGGGGGACTCCCTCCACTTTGTTGCCTGCGGCCCTCAGTCCGGCAGGCCGTTATACAGCTGCTCAGTACGGCGGCTCCTCCCCCCCGCCTTTCGCGTACGGATCGAAGTCGGCCCCGCTGCCTCCTCGGGGGTCGGCCCAGGGGTCGTAGCCGGGGTCACCCCACTTGTCCTGTCCAGGTCCAGGCTCAGCCGTAGCTGCATCGTCCCGGCCGGTGTCACGCTGAACTTCGCCCTGAGCCGCATTCCGTCTCTCCCGTCTCTCCTGCTCAACCCTGACCAGCTGTGTCAGCTTGTCGATGATGGCGCTGGCTTCGTCCTTCGTCAGATCCTTGCTAGAGGCACCTTCATGCGTGAAGCTGCGCCCCGTCTCGGCTTGCAGGAACAACAGCTTGTCGTCCCGGGTGTCGATGCCGTACTCGGTCAGGCAGATGTGAAGCTTGGCCAGCTGGGCGTCAGTGATCATGTCCGGCGCGATCTTGTCGCCGCCGGACTCGCCCAGCCCGGCACCGCCCAGCTCCTGCTCTCGCTTCAGCACCATGTTGCATATCTCGATCAGCTGACGGCGGTACGGCGAATCGTTGCGCTGGTCACGCCAGATGGCGGGCGGGATGTAGCCAGACCACATGCGGGGATCGGGCAACGACAACGGCGGGTGGGTCAGGTACACGGCGATATCGGGATGGGCCAGGACACGTTCGGCGCGCTGTGCTGCGGTCTCCCGCGCCGACTGGGCATGGTCGCGTTCGGTGTCGCTGTAGGGGTGCTCGCTCATCGGTTCCAGCTCACCCACAAACGGCCCAGCCACGTCCTAGGCCGCTTGTTGATCTTGGCAACGGGCAAGGCCGCGTTGGTGTAGTGGATGACGACCCACTGGCCCCACGGGAACTGCGGGCTGGGCGGCGCGACCCGGCGCAGCTTGAACCGGTCCAGACGCTGTGTCAGGTCCTCCGTGGTCGCGTTGTGGTAGGCAAAACCCGGGTAGCCCTGCGCTACCTCCGCACTCTTCGTGCGGGTCTTGATCTGCTTGCTCATGGCACCTACATTCCGCGACTGCCGGGCAGCCGCATCCGTTCCCTGTTCTGGCGTAGCTCGTCGGCCACAGCCAGCGTGGCGTGGACCTGTGCCAGGGCGGCCAGCCGCTGGATCTCCTGCCACGAACCGGCGGGCAGCTCGTGCAGGACATTCACGTCCTGGACGGCGGACCGGATCAGCGCGCTCAACCGTTCCGCCTCCTCGTAATTGGTTGCCTCAGGCCACCGCTTACCCGGTCCGGTAGTCATGGGTCTTTCTCATCTCCGTGAGCTTGTCGATCAGGGCATACGCCAGGGTGGCTTTCCGACCGTGCGCGATGCACAGGTCGGCGTAGCGCATCAGCGCGAACCAGGCTTCGGTGTCGTGTTCGGGGTCGAGCACGAACAGGAAACAGTCATCGTGCTTGCTGTCGGCAACCGGCGTCCCGTCGGCGGCCAGCTCCGTTACGTCGTACTTGTGATACAGCCCGCGTGTATCCGGGCCGTTGCCTATGGCACTCATTCGGGCACCTCGATCTCGTCCGTGGCGACGCCGCCGATCTCGCGATACTCGGGTTCGCGGTTCTTCATCTGTTCGGCCGTCCTGACGATCTTCACGATCGCCCTCGTGTAGTCGGCTCCGTCGACGCGGCAATGGTGCAGCGACTCCAGCCAGCCGGTGACCGGCCCCGACGCCTTGGGTACGCCGTGGGTGCGCTGCGCGGGCATGCCGGTGACCCGCTGGCCCAGGTAGGAGGCGTCGAGCTTGCCCAGGGCAATGATCCGAGTCCCCTTCATGCGATGGCCCCTTGCGGCTTGGTGGAGCGGCCGTAGGAGCGGTGGACGGGCACGCAGGCTTCGCCGCCGTCGTCCAGCAGGTTCGCGAGCTGGCCGACCTCGATCCAGGCTTGCCCGTTCTGCCCCCAGTCGGGACCCCAGGAGTTGGTGAGCTGGATCATGGGGCGTGCCGGACGGCCGGACGACGGATGCACCAGCTTGGCGGGGTGGTAGCCGGAGGCAACGATGCAGTGGCCGCCGACAACCGGCCCGGTCGGCATGACCTCCCCGTACATGTCGGGCCAGTACATGCCCTCCAGCCAGTTGATGCCCAGGACAACGGGCCCGTGCAGGATCAGCGTGTCGACCACGTCAGTGATGCCGAAGCACCAGCGGTACTCGCGCAGATACCCGAGCCTGGACATGACCTTTGCACCGGCCAGCACCGATGTGCCCTCGTACTCCTCGCCGGGCCACTCGTCCTCGCGGCGCGCATCGTGGTAGATGGCGGCGGCCACACTGTTGCCTCCGCCCCCTATCCATAGCCGGTTCGCCATGTCGGCCACCGACACCCGCACTGGCGACATGAGGGCTTCCTGTGTCCAGCCGAACCCGACGCAGGCACCCTCACTTCCCTGGTCGAGCACCGGGCCCGGCTGCCATTCGGCCCGGGTGCGGTACACCGTGACGCCGGGCGGCATGAGTGCCCGGATCGGGTAGTTGCGTGACTTCGGGTCGTGGCGTGGCCGCCAGTCGAAAGTCCGCTCCTGGAACTGTGTGACCGTCACTTGCCCTCGGCCCCTTTCTGTCCGCCATGGACCTTGCCCGCAGCCTGCAACGTGAACGAACGGCCATCCGGCGTGAATCCGCTCATGGCCACCTCCTCCATGTCTCCGATCTGGCGCAGCTTGGCCAGCCGGTCACCCAGGAACAGCACCATGACCCCACCATCGCCCTTCAGGTTCTCGATCATCCCCAGCTCGCCGGTGTACGTGTCGACCACGGGCACCTTGTTGTCGCGGGCAACTTCTGCCTCGTCCTTGTTCACGCCGATACCTCGATCTCTTCCAGTGGAACGGAGTTTCCGGTCTGTTCGTACAGCTCGCGCACACGGACGATCGCGAACCGGTCATGCTTCAGCAGGCGGCGGCGGACCTCGATGCGCAGCCCGAACCAGCAGCCACGGCACAGGTACTGGTCTTTACCTTTGGCCCCGCCACAGTTGGGGCAGCTGCTCATTGCTGTTGCCTCAGGCATCGACGGCCGTCCTCGGGTAGCGCTCGTTGACCTTCGCGATACCGGTGAGCCGTTCGATCTCGGCGTCCGGCAGGCCCCGTTCGCGCAGGATGCGGACGACTTCGCCGCGTTCGGCCTTGGTCGGTACCGCGTCGCCCTTGCGCCCGGCAACCATCCGTTCGACCACCACGGGATCGATGCTGCCGCGTGGCCTGTCGTGGCGGGCTGTGCGCATCCCGGTGGGCCGTTCGGTCAGGTCCTCGATGTTCTCCCAGGCCATGGGCGACGGCCACCCGTTGCGGGCGGCACGGTTGCGGGTGCAGTTGTGGGCCCTGCCGCCGGGGGCCGGGGTCATGGCCAGCCGGTCGTAGGCGTTGTTGATCTCGGCAACGATCCACACCTCGACACGCTGGAAACGGTCGCGACGGATATCGTTCAGGCGGCCGGGCAGGATGACCGGCCCGCCGTGGGCTTTGATGTTGTCGGCAATGTCCGGGCAGCTCCACCCGATTCTGGCCAGGGCGCGCAGCTTCCGGGCGGGGATGGCAGCGCCGATACAGCCGTCGGTCGGCGTGCCCGCAGTCACCAGGGCGTAGCAGGAACGCGGCCCAAGTTGCAGTGTCTCCCCGCGCCGACGCCGCTCCAGCCAGTTGTAGCCGGTCGTCAGCTGGATGTTGCAGGCCGACGCGATCGCCCGGCCGTCGTAGCCCAGGGCGATCAGCGCGTCGAGCGCGGCCATGCCCTGTTCCACCGTGACCCGGGTGTAACGGCCGGACTCGCGCAGCTTGCGCATCATGAACACTTGCCGTCGGCAACGGTCACAGCGGCAGGCTCGCGGCCACGCCGATTTCGTCCGGCTCCGGCATTGCGTCTCAGGTGTAATCGCTACCACGGCGATCACCTCCGTGTGTCTGCTCCTCCCGGAGCTGGTTGTCTTCACAGGTCCCGCACTCGCACTCGGTGGGGCTGCCGTCAGCCTCTACCTCGCCGTTGCGGGCCAGGCAATAGCGGTGATTGCCTTTGTCACAGGGGACGCACACGCGGGCGGCCATCAGCGGCCCGGCGTGATCGTCTTGCGGGGCGTCTTGAGCGCCTGCCAGTCGCGCTGCATCTTGGCTACGGCGACCTGTGCCGGTAGCCCGTCAGGGTCGGTCGGTACGCCGTTGATCAGGTAACAGCCGACAGCCAGGCCGACCCGTACGCGGTACGGCCCCTCCTGGATCAGCGCTTGAACGGTGCCGTTGGCAATCAGCTCGGTCATACCGTCGTCAACCTCACGACTGACCACCGTGAAGTACTCGCCCATCGTGTTCGGTCCCAGATACTTGCCGACGGGCGGCCCCTGGTGCGGGTAGTTCATGTAACTGCTTGCCGGGGGCAACTTGGCCACGTCGATAGGTGCTTGTGTGCTCATTTCGCTTCCTGTTCTTTCCGCTGCCTGTAGCGCCGCTGGTATCGATTCCTGGACCGCTTGTCACAGGTGATACAGCGCCGCTTTCCTTGCCCGTCGGTCCGGATGTTGTCCGGGGTCATCTCGTGTTCGCCGTTGCCACACAGGACCGGTTCGTCGGCCAGGGCCCGCGCCCTCCAGAACTCCGTGTTGGCCTGAGCGTTGTCATGCTCGTACGCCGCCCAGGCCACACGGAGCGCCGCCACGTTCATCAGTCAGGGCTGAACGGGGTCTTGGTCGGCTTGACCTGCCACAGGACATGCCGCCAGCCGGACACCCGCACCGGCTTCACGGTCTGCCGGTGGCCGTGCCGGGCCGCCAGCCTGGTGGCCACCGTGTGCGCGTCGGACAGGTGATGCCACAGCACCCGGCCCCGGTAGCTGACGGTCGGCGCGTAGGTGACCGGCTGGCCCGAGACCACGCCCGGGATCTGGCTCAGCCCGTACAGATGCGCCGATTCGGCTTGCATCCGGGGCGGCTCCACGCCGGTGGCGGCGATCTCCCGGTTGAGCCGTTCGGCCGTGTCTCTGAACGGCCCTGTGCGCCGTTCTGACGGCCTGAGGGTGTCGTCAGGCATGATCACCCGCCTGTGTGTCTCGCGGGCGGACGTAGGGCACGTTCCGTCCTGGTGGGGTGGGCCACACGAACCGGCCCGGCGTGACCCGGCCGAACATGTCGGTTTCCGGCGGAATCCACTGCCGGGTATGGCGCGACCGGCCGTAGCGCGGGTTGTGCCGCCGCTCCTGCCGGGTCGGCCCGGCGTTCTTCGGCTGCCGGTACACCCACTCACGCTGTTTCGCCTGAGCCTGCCCAGAGATCCGGCGCATGGTGACCGTGACCCCGGACCCGCCGCCGGTCTCGCCGGTGAGGAGGTCGGCTTTGGCCTGCCGCTTGGCGGCTTCCTTCGCCAGCTCGCGCCGGTCGTTCAGCCACGCCCGCAGCGATTCGCCCCGCGCCGCCCGTTCCCGGCGCTTGATCTTCTCCTGCCGTACCCGGGTCACGACCGGCCCCCTGACCCGCCGGTGGCGCTGCCACCGTCACCGACGATCGTTGCCGACCCGCCGTTGCCGCCACGGCCGACCCGCCCGCCCGGAGCGAACGTGACCGACCCCGGCTCGCCCGGGTAGGCCGCCGTACCGGCACCGCCGCCCTTCAGCATGACCGCCAGGCCCCGGCCGGATTCGTTGCCCAGGACAAGCATTCCCAGGACGTGCTGTGCCCAGCCCAGGAGCGCCCACCACAGCAGCGCCGACACGACCGCCGCCAGGGCCACGCCCCACAGGGTGTAGGTCGGCCAGTCGGTCGCCGTCCAGACGAGCTGCCCGGCCAGCAGGCCACCGAACAGCGACCATGCCACGAACATCCACTTCAGCAGGGACAGGACGAACACGACCCGTCCCGCGCCCTTCACACTGTTGTTCACTTCTGCTCCTCGTTGCTCTCGGCATCGTTCGGGATCTGCTCGGCGTGCCAGGTGGTTGCCTCCGGCGGACCGGTGAGGTCGGCGCGGAATCCGTTGTCGACCTGGAGGGCGGTGGCCAGGTCGGCGGATTTCGGCATCCACTTGGACAGTTGCCTCAGGCATGTTTTGTGTGCCATGCCCTCGAACTCCGACACCCACGGGCCCACGATCTTGCCCTCGCGTGTCTTGGCCATCGCGTACTTGTCGCGGTGGGCTTCCATGTCCTCATGGGACTTCAGGTAGAACATGGGCCGCCCGCCCTTGATGTGCACCACGGCGTAGTAGGCCAGTGCCTTGCCCCGGTCACCGATGATCAGCGGCTCATGGAACAGCTCGTCTTGGGTGCCGTAGGCAACCGAGAACACCCGGTCATTCGCGTGGACGGTGCGCGCCGCGATGGCGGCGACCTGCTGGCTTCGGTACCCCAGCTCCACGTAGCCCTGATACCCGATCACCAGCTGGGCTTTGAACCCCTTGGACTGGTTGTCCCAGAAGGGCAGCAACCAGCCGTGCCCAAGCACGCCGGGCCGTAAACCGAGCTGGCCCATCGTCATCAGGCCGCCCAGCAGTGTCGACGGGTCGCACAGCGCCAGCTTCGGGGTCTGCCGGACCAGGGTCATGGCGTCGCGTACCAGCTGGCTCGCCTCCGCGCCCTTGGGCATCGCAAGCTTGAACTGGTCCTCCATCTTGCGGATGTTCGCTGAAGCGCGCTGGATCGCCTCGTCCTGTTCCTTCTGCTTCTCCACCTCGGTGCCCGGCTGGTTGTTGCCTGCGGCCCGGTTCCGTAGCTCGCTCATCATCACGCCTGCGGGTTGTCATCGACGGGACGCAGGGGCCGGGGTCGCCCCTCGGCAGCGCGCTCCTCCTGCTGCCCGTCGTCGGTTGCCTCGGGCAACGCGCCCTCGCCGGGGGTCTCCTCCAGGTCGAAGTACAAAACCAGCCGGTCAGTCGCCCGCTGGACCTTGATCTCGATCGCGGCGTCCAGGATCAGCTCCGCCAGTTCGGCGGTCGTACCGTCGGCCGGTGTGAACGAGTTGAGCAGGTCTTCCAGGTATCCGATGGCTTCGCGGCGGTCGCGGCGGGTGGGGAGTTTCTTCTGGTGGCTCATGGTGGTGTGGTTCTCCTACTTCAGGTTAAAACGCGGGTTCGGGTCGTTCTTCGTGATGTAGCCCTCGGCAACCAGTTCGGCGTGCAGCTCCGGGCGTTCCTTCTCCAGGCGGGCGCGCTGTGCGGCCGTCATCTCGTACTTGGCGTCCGGCCGCTTGTAGGTGAACAACGGCTCGTCGTTCGGGCCGGTCGCCATCTCCGCGCCGCCCAGCATCTTGATCAGGTTGCCCTTGGCAACGTCGACTTCACGCTTGCCGTTCTTCATCAACCGGCCGCCTGCGCGGTAGCGGGTGATGTGCTCCTCGGCCTTGTCCAGCTCCGCGCCCTCCAGCCGCCGTGCGCCCTCGCGCTTGGCGAACATGGCGTTCAGTTCCCTGATCAGCACACCTTCTGCGTCAGCGGACACCGGCGGCGGGGTGTTGTTCTGCACCGACTCCCAGACCTCCAGGGCGGCGGCCATCAGGTAGTCCTCCAGCTGCTTGTCCCGGGCAACGGTGTACGAGACGAGCTTCTGGCCACCGAGGAGGCAGGCCACGTGCGCATGGGGCAGGCCCGACACCATCAGTTGCCACTGGACCTGTGCCAGCACGTCGTCCGGCACATCCTCGCGCCACTTACCGGCGACGTACGCAGACCGTGTCTTGACCTCCAGCCCACAGGGAAGAACCCGCAGGCTGCCGTCAGGGCATGAGTCCACGAGCCGATCCAGGCTGGCGACCATCCACGGGTTATGGCTGTTGGCAAGCACTCCGACGGGCCGGACTGTCGTGCCGTTCTGGCTGGCCCAGCGCTGCGCTACCGGCTCCTCAAGGATCGTGCCCCATTCGGCCGCTTCCCTGTTGGTGTCGTCGGCGGCGGACTCGTTGCGCTTGGAGCGCCACACCGTCAGCGCGTTGCCGTACTTGGACAGGCCCAGAATCATCGGCAGGTCCGTGGCGGTGATCGCGGTGCGGCGCACCTTGTACCAGTCATCGGTGTGCGGCTGGCCGTCGTACACGAGTACGCCAGTCGGGGTCGGGTTCACTTGTTGCCCTCCGCATCCTTTTTGGCTTTGTCGAGCTTGCGGCGACACGGGGTGCAGTCATCCGGCGACGGCTTGTCCACCGGATCAACGGGGCCGAAGTAGAACCCGACGCGACCGCACAGGCTCCACGCGCCCTTGTAGTAGTGGGCTACCCGGTCGCCGGGCCGGACGACTCCCCAGCCCCTGTGTACCGGTGTCGTTGCCTCAGCCATCGGTCTTGGCCAGCGGGTTGACGGGCTTCAGACCGTCGGGCCAGTCTGTCCAGGGCGGGCCGGTCTGGAGGTCGGCCCGGCCGCCCTCGGTGCCCATGGCCAGCCGACGGCACGTGTTGGTGTGGGACAGGGAGTGACAGTCGGGGCACTGCTCGGTCTCCCGCTGTACGTCTGTGAGTTTGTTTGCCATTACGCTGGTACCGTTCTCTCTCGCAGGGGATATGCCCCCGGCGGCGATGGTTGCTGGTCCTCCCGTTGTTGCCGGGGGCACTCTTATGCCTCCTCCTCGGGCTGTGTCGACAGGCTCTGTGCGTACGCCTCCACATCGGCGACGGCCAGCCGGAACTGCCGCTTGCCGACGTAGCGTTTGGTCAGGATGCCAGCAGCTGCCAGCTCGTACACCTGCCGCTTGGACAGGGAGAGCCTGCGGGCCGCTTCCCCAACGGTCACCAGGATTGCGGTGTCCATGGCCGTCCTCCGTTCTTCTCTATGCCGCTCTGTGTTGCTCCGTGCTTCACTGTGCTCCTGGTTGGACGATAGCAGACTCAAGGGTGAGCATCGCCCGCCGCGCCAGCTCGATATCGACGTGGCTGTAGATCTTTCGCGCAGCTGCCGTAGAGTGCCCCAGGATCGCCATCCGAACGTCCTCGTTGATGCCCAGGGCAAGCAACAGGGTGCTCGTGGTGTGACGGGCACTGTGCTCGTCGGTGTCCGGCACGCCCGCCTGCGCCAGCAGGGCATGCCATTCCTCGCGGTCGTCGGTCGGCTCGATCGGGGAACCGTCGGGCATGGTCCAGATCAGCCCGGCCGCGTTATCGATCGCCGCCGTGTCGCACGAGTGCTGTTGCAGGGCGCGGGCCAGGATCTCCGGCACCGGTATGACCCGCTTGGACGACTCGGTCTTCGGGGTCACCAGACACAGGTTGCCCTTGACAACCTCGTAGTCGTAGCCCGGCAGCGTCCGCAGCCGCTTCGCTGGGCAGCCCGCCGCCGTCATCCCGCAGGCAGCCACAGTCGCTGTGGCGGGGACGCAGCCGTGCCGCCACGGGATGCGCTGAAGCTGCGTGTCGATCGTCAGCGTGCCCGCCTGTTCGTCGTACCGGTCCCAGCGCAGCCCCAGGCACTCGCCCTGACGCAGGCCCAGCAGCAGCGCCGCCAGCCAGCGCGAGCCGTAGTACCGCCAGCGGGGCAGGTCCAGCGCGGCAAAGATCCGCTGCACCTCAGCCATGGTCAGCGCCCGGCGGGTGTTGCTCATGGCCCCTTTCGGGTGGTCCACCAGCTCGCACGGGTTGGTGGTGATCAGGCCGTCGCGGATGGCGTCGTTCAAGGCCGCCGACAGGATCGCGTGGGCGTGACCTGCGGTCGTTGCCGACAGCCCCTTGGTTGCCATGACGTAACGGTGCAGTTCGCGCACGTGCCGGGCGGCGAGGTCGGCCAGCCGGATCTTGCCCAGGCACGGCATCAGGTAGTTACGGCTGTAGGAGTCGTACGACCGCCACGTGTTCGGGGTCATCTTGGCCTTGCCTGGCACGATCTCGTCCAGCCAGGTGCGCAGCCAGGCCGCGAGCGGCGTACCGGCCGTGGTGCGGTTCCCGGCCGCGACCTGTTCCCTTGCCTTGCGCAACTTTGTTTGCGCCTCGGCCATGGTCTTGCCGTACACGGTGCGCCGCTGCCGTTTGCCGTCACGCCAGCCCAGCTCGATCCGGCCCACCCATTGCCCGTCGGCGCGCTGGAATAGGCCGCCCTCGCCGCGCTGCCGCCGCTTGCTCATTCCGGACCCCTCGGGTGCCGTCGCCGCTCCCCGCACACCAGACAGCGCATCTTGACCGGGTCGGTCGGCTTGTCGACCTTGGGGTCATACGCCACCACTACGTACCGCGCGTGGCCGGTGGCCGCTGCATGCTTGTCTACGTCCGTCGCCAGCATGACCCCTGCGGTTGCCTCAGGCATCAAAAATCACCTTTCATGAAGTCGCCTACGTTCGGCATGGGGTGGGCCGCCTTGTACTCGGCGTACTCGGTGGCGTGCCCCCGCGAGGATGCTTCTGCCTGGTTGCGCCAGATCTCGGTTGCGTCGTCCCAGGCGGCCATCATGCGGCCGTGTCGGCACGAGCAGCGCGGCCCGGTACGGCGTCCTTTCCACGGGTGGCACCTATCGAGCTTCCGGCTCATGGAATCTCGCCGTCATCCCAGGCAGGTTCGTACTGCACCAGATGTTGCCCGTGGCCCCTACCCACACCCGGTCCCCGACCGCGCCGGGCTGTAGGTGCTTGCGCTCGATCGCCTCGTCACAGTGCTTGCACTTGGTGCCGGTGGCGACCCTCCGGCGCGTCACGGCGCGATCCCCAGTGCCATCAGTACGCCGTACATCCCGAGCACGAACCCGCACACGGCGACGATCAGGATGAACGCCGCGTGCTTGGCGTCCGGGTCGGGGGCGGCCGTCTTGTCGCGGCTCAGGTCCGGCGGATACAGCCGGTCGCCCTCCAGCCAGTCGAGCAGCCGCACGGCCCGGGGCAGGTCGTTGCGGGCCACCGCGCCGAACACCGCGAGCACAACCCGCACACGGGTGGCGTACCTCGCCACGGGAACGATTGCCTTGGGCATCATTGCTGGTCCTCCTCGTCGTTCACGTCCTGATACATGTTGTCGAGATCGTCAGCCAGCTTGCGCAGCTTGGCGGCGAACATCTCGCGGCCCTCCACGGCAAGGATGATGACGGCCGCCACCGCGTCACCAGCGGCGGCCGTCAGACGATCAGATAGCTTGCTCACGGCAACCGCTAGGCCGCGAGACCGTACACGTTGTTCAGCAGCGCCCGATCCCGGCCGGTCGCGTACTTGAGCGCGTTGATGCACGGGACGTTCCCGTTGATCGTGGCGTTGCAGGTGCTGCCGTACTCGTAGCTCAGCCCCAGGATGTATTCGACGTACAGCGCGAACCGGTGCGCGATGGCCGTGTCGTTGGGCATGCAGTAGTCGGAGTTGTTGACCTTGATGACGATGTTCTGGTCCCAGATCTCTTTCCCCTGTACCGCGTCGTAGGTGCGGTGGGTGTTGGCGAACTGGACGCAGGTCGTACCGGCGGCGGTGTAGGTGTCGATGGTCATGCGGTTGGTGATTGAGTAACCGTCGCACCGGTTCCGGACCGACAGGCTCAGGCCGCTGTTGTAGTCGGTCAGGAAGCTCATCACGTAGGCCATGGAGTAGTTCTCCACGCCGTTGGCCAGGCAGATGGTAGAACTGGCCGGACGGCCGCCCATTTTCCAGCTCTGATACTGGGCCGACTGGCTGATCTGCGGGGCCGCCTGCGCCTCGGTTGCCGTCAGCAACGGTGCGGTGAGTAGGCCGACGGCCGCGAGAATCATGGATAGCTTGCGCATTAGTAGGATGCCTTTCTGGTTGTTGTTGCCCTGAGCAAATGCTGCACGTGCCGGATGTGCGACACGGACCGGCTGTTGTTCAACCGGCGGACTGCCTCCTCCCAGTCGTCGCCCGCGAACTGCGCGACGGTGATCCGCACGGGTGCGGTAAACGCTATGTACTGCTCCAGCAGCAGTACGGCTTCGGTGATGCGCGGCCGGGTGTCGCCTACGGCCTTGCACAGCAGGTCCAGGGTGCGGTGGAACTCTGCATCGTGGTCGAGACGGTAGAGCCACGCCTGCGGGTCGCCAGCGCCCGGCGTCCCCTGCCCGGACTGCATGAACAACAGCACTGCCGTCACTTCCCCTCGGTGCTGCGGTAGGCGACGACCGCGCCCACGTTCTCATCGGCTAGCGCGTCCTCGACCAGCACCATTGCAGCCTCGATGCCCTGCGCAACAAACTTCGTCGCCGTGTGCGCCGACCTGACCGGAGACCGCGTATTGGTTACGCGGGTGAACACCTCCACGTCCCACGTCTCAGCCATCGTTGCCCCTCGCAACTTCCATGAGTGCCTGCGCGGTACGCCGGAACACCTCGACCACCCGCGTGCGGCCGTTGCCGTTACTGTCGTTCCACTGTGCGACGGTGAGATCGGTGTCGAGCACGAGCGACACGGCCAGCAGACCGTAGCCGCCCATGGGGTCGTCCCGTTCGGCCAGCTGATAGGCGCGGACGGCGCACACGTGGCCCTTGCGGTCCTCCAGTTGCCCCCGGCACCAACCGCGCCGCTCCAGGATGTGCGCGGCCCGCATCAGGCGGCGCGCTTCGATCTCCGGCGCGGGGATCATGGTCAGGTCAACGTCCGTCGGGAAATTGGGCTTGGCGGTCATGGGTGGGGTCTCCTGTCTCCCGTGTAGTCCGGATCGTCTGTTGCCTTGGGCAAGTCTTGCCGGTAGGTGTAGCGCAGCTCTACCGCGTCCCGGTCCACATCGGCCGCCGGTACGACCAGCAGACCGAACAGCCGCAGCCCCTGATCGATGATGTTTCGATCGAGCGCGAGCCCCATCCGGCCGGACGCCGCGTCATAGCGCATCACCGGGTCAGCAGCCGCCAGGAACTCCAGGTCGGTATATACGGCGGGATGGACGCAGAACCGCCAGTGCGGCGGCTTCAGGTCCCCCCAGGGCCGGAGGTCGCCCTGTACGGCGGCGATCATCCGATAAGCGAACTGGCACAGCTCAGCTATGTTGCCCAGGACCGGGGCCCGGCGGCCCGGTCGCCACGTGTCCATCACAGCCTCCAGTGTTTGCCGTCGGCAACGATCCGCCCAACGAGTGCCTGGATCGCCTCAGGCAGTTCTTCCACCGGCCGCATGACCTCATCGGTGTACGGGTCGTCGTTCCACGGCACGGTTTGTCCGTGCAGCCGGACCATCTCACCGGCGTTGCCGCGCAGCTCGATTGCCTCCACGAGCATCCGGCCGCGTATCACCGCGAACTGGAACTGCTCGTCACTCCACAGCTCCACCACGAGCTTTTTGATGTGCATGGCAACGACCCTTTACTTGTGGAACGAACCGCAGCTGGTGTGGAGGATGCCGCCTTTGGTGGCGGTACCGGCGATGATCGCGTCGGCCTTGCCGCCGCTCGCGATCGTCTTGCCTTTCTTCGTGATCTTCCAGGTGCAGATTCCCGGCGCGCCGTCGGCGGCGTGCCACAGGCCGTAGGTCTGCTCGCTCATCTTGGACCCGTCAACCAGCTTGATTGTGATGGTCCGCTTGCCGTCGGGGTTCTGGATGTTCTTGCAGTCCGTCGCGTTCAGCGGAATCAGGGCGGTTGCCATCAGCAACAGCGCTGCGGTCTTGTTCATTCGGACCCTCCAAAGGTCTCGGCTACTTCGTCGTACCGGTCAGCGATCAGGGCGAGCGTGGCCCGGTCGTTTGCCTCTACCTGCTCGGCGAGGTCGTACCGGTCGTCGTCACGTTCAGCCTCGACTTGCTCGCGGATCAGGCCGTCGAGCACGTCGGGGTTCAGCGCGTCCAGCTCCCACGATTCGGTGCCGTAGGCATCGATGTAGGTTCCGGCGCGGGAGTCGGTGAGCTTGGCCGGGTTCGGCGGCGGGTCGTACTGCTCCACCTGATCCATGTTCAGGGCGATCCGGCGCACCTCGAACGGGGACACCGGCGAGCCGGTGTGCTCACGCATGTGGTCCTCGGTTCGTTGCCACCAGCCACCAGCAGTAGGCTCGCCGATCTCCTCGGTGTGGGCACGGTAGTAGTCGAGATAGATGAACCGTTCCAGCCGCTCCCCGATATCCCGCGTCATGTCGATGCCGGACGGGTCGTGGTCGCCCAGGTGCAGGATCAGCACCCGCTGGCCGCCCTCGATGTAGCCCAGGTGCCGCTGCCCGGCCGCCCACTGCTCCGACTGGCTGACGTACCCACGGCACGCGAACCAGTCGAGATCCAGCTCAGCCGCCGTACGTTCGATGACCCCGGCAAGTGCTTCCTTCTCCACCCACAGCTCGATCCGCACCGGCTGGTCAAGCCACTTGTCGCGCCGGAAACTGGCCGCCGCCGAATTGATCACGCTGGCCGGACTGGTCCAGTGCGACGTTCCCCGCAGGTTGCGGGTACGGTCCACGATGTAATCCCAGTCGAGCAACCCGGCCATCCGTGCCCGGCTGATGATGTTGCCCAGCTTGTCGTAGGACTTCTGGCTGTTGGGAAGGATGCCCCGGGCAACGAACTGGTAGTACAGCTGCCGCAGGGTCAGGTCGTAGCCCTGTGCCCGGTACGCCCGGCAGATCCCCTCAGCCGCCTGAATGATCTGGATGGCGTCGGCACGCGGGTTCCACGTCTCATAGGCGCGCCTCATGACATGCCCTCGGAGTGCGCCGGGTCGCTGTCGGTGTGGACCTTGCCGCACGTGTCACACGGCTTGTTGTCGTCGGCAACGATCGGGATTGAATCAAGGCCCTCGAACGGGTCGGGGTCATTGCCCCATGCAACGGTCATGGCTGGTCCTCTCGGATCTGGCGTTCCACGTCTCGCTTGGCGGCGGCGATATCACGCCCGGCCCAGCCCAGGGATTGGGCGTCACCCACGATGGTCAGGGCACGGGACAGGCCGCCCACCTCGCCGTAGCGGCGGCCACGCTCGAACGCGGCGGCTTCACGCTTCACCAGGATGCGGGCAAGGCCCTCCTGATCCACGGCCGCCGCCTCGATGCCAGCGGCAAGCATTCTCCCCAGCTCCGCCTGATCCACGAACCGCGACCAGGGGTACTCGGTGTGCAGTTGCTCCAGGAGATCCATGATCAGTGCCCCGTCTCGTCTGCGGGGCGGCCGATGACCGGCGACCAGCCGTAGCCCGCGTCCACCTTCAGCCCGTGGTGGACGGTGAAGCGGCACGGGCGCTGGTTGCGGATGGCGTAGTTGATGCGCTCCCGCAGTTCGCGCAGCTCCTGGCCGCCTACGACGGCGTAGCGGGACGGCACCGGCCGGGGGTCCGGTCGGTTGGACAGTGAGTCGTTGACGCCCTGCACGGCGGCGTCTGCGGAGATCTGGCCGTCGTCGGTCGGCTGGCCGTTCAGCGGCCCCCAGCGCTGCTCGTGGGCGTCCAGGAGGGCTTTACCGGCCCGGTCGCGGGTGCCCCAGATCCCGGCCGATTTCCAGCCCTCGCCGTGGTCGTACTCAGCCGACCACTTGGTGCGAGCACCGTTCAGGCCGCCGGACAGGCTGACGACGTGGCCCAGGCTGGCGTGCCCGGCGTAGACGTTATACCCGGCGCTGGTTGGCTTGCCGTCCTTCTGGGTGACCCGTTTGACGTACTTCAGTTGGTTGCTCATGGCCCCTACTCCCTACAGAGTGTCTTGGACTTGTACCCGAAACTGTACCCTACGCCAGTGCACTCCATTCCGCACTGTGCGTGTCAGGGGTGCACTGTACCGCTTGGGGGAAACCGCAGACGGCTGGCTCAGCCAGGAGCCTGCGGTTTCCCAAACCGCAAACTACGGCCGGTCGGTATCGGCCTTGACCTGCGGAGACTCTGAATCAGCCGGGCCACTTTGTACCCGTCCGTGTACCCGATCGATCATTGCCTGCGGCAACTGTGGCTGCTCGGGGTCGGCGGCCCACTGCTTGCCGTCCAGGTCCCGGTGTTCCGTGGCCTGGTGACCCTTCAGCAGAACGCAGCAGGCCCCGTACCGGGTCCGGTTCGGGTCGATCGCACCGCAGTAGGTGCCCGACTCATGGCGCGCCCGGTCCTCACCCCGCGTCATAGCGGGATACCGCCGTCCTCGTTGCCAGCCGCAATCGAGCGCAGCCGGTTCACCTGTGCCGCCGCTTCGATGCTGGCCGCCACACGGTTGGTGGAATGCAGCCGGGCCGGGGGCAGCGTGTGGCGTGCCCCGGTCGCGCCGGACGTGACCACCACGACACATTCCCAGCCCTCCGGACCCTGCCGGACGGACCAGTCGAACACCGGCTGCATGATGAGATCGGCAATGATCTCGATGCCCAGCAGCTCACTGCCCATCACCTCATCAATCAGCGCCGACCGGTGGAAGCAGCACAGGTGCTCGGTGTGCCACTCCTCGCGGCCCTCTATCGCGACGATCACTTCATGATCTGCCACCCTCGGGCAGCTGCCGGTCGCAAAATCGGCGTAGTGCTCGCCGTCGCCCTCCCGGCGCACGCTCGCTTCAATCACCTCTACGTGACCGCACGGGCGGCTCATTGCCTCAGGCATCTTTCCTGTCCTCTCTCAGGTCCTGCTCAGTGTCGGCGCAGATGTGCGCGCCGCTGTCGGCGGTTGATCCGGCGCATGCAGCGCGCCAGGCAATCACGGATGCTCGCCTGCAACATCGTCCCCTCAGCTGCCGCTACCTCAGCGGCAGCATCCCACGGCTCATCGACGCGGCGTACGTCATTCATCGCAACCGGCTGCCGCACGCTCACGATCAAGCGCAGCGGCCCAGCCCCCAGGGATGGCCGACCGGTGGACGGTGACGGCGGCGGCCCGCTGTGAGTCCGTGGGCACGGTCTGGCCCTTGGGCTTGCCCCACCGCTGGAACGCGGCCGACCGGGTCACCCCGGCCGCCTTGGCGATGGCTTCCCAGGACCAGTCCCACCGCTCACGGCCGTTGTCGATGGTGGCCTGGATCACGGCGTCCACCTCGTGTGACAGGGCCAGCAGGTCGGCCAGGTCTTCGGGGTCGGCGTCCGCGATGCGGCGGCCGTAGCCGCGCAGAATCCGCCGGGCAAATTTTCCGTACTCTGACGGCTCGGGGATGCCTCGTGAGTGTGGCATTGCAGGGTCCTCTCAAAATCGATCCGCTGTACAGGCTGGCTGTACGGCTGACGGGAGTTCAGGTGCGGGGGTAGGTGATCCTACCCCCGCCGGTCGTTCGGCTCTCAGGGCGGCGCTCAGCGCCGGAGAGCTGGGCTGGCAACCTCCCGCAGGAGGGTGGGGAGGTTGCCAGCGGTCAGGAGGGGTCAGGCAACGAGGAGGTAGTCCCAGGCGGCCTGCTTGAAGCTGGCCGACGCGCCCTCCAGCTGGCGGGTTGCCCGCAGCGTGCCGGACTCGTCCCGGCCCTTCACCGGCTGGAACCAGTCGGCGTACTCGGTGAACGCGTTGTACGCGCCCCACTTGGTGCCACGGCCGAACTCGTTCGTGTCGGCCACCGTGAACAGGTGCTCCAGCGTCGAGCGCTTCAGCTCCTGCCGCTCCTGCCATCCCTTGTGTGCGGAGTCCGACGGCGGCTCCAGCCGGTTCACCATGACCCGGAAGTCGCCCTCGGAGAACGGCTGGGCCAGGAACGCGTCAGCCTCGGTCTGGAACTCCTCCGCCCACTTCCACGACAGTTTCAGCGACTGCCGGGCGGCGGCGATCTTGCCCTTCAGGTCACCGGTGTGCCGGACGCCCCAACGGCTGGCCGCACCCCGGAACGAGGCATCCAGCATGTTGGTGCAGCGCAGCCGCAACATCGTGGTCCAGACGTTGAACTTGCCGGAGCCGTCGAAGCTGTTGCCGCAGGCAAGATAGAAGTCGTGCGCGTCCTGCCCGCCGACCGTGACGCCCTGAGGCATTTTCATGACCGCGAACGTGCGCTGCCCGTCTCCGAAGTAGCCCACGGCCTGCCAGTTCGCGCCGCCCTCGTCCACGATCGCATCCAGGAACTCGACGGTCTCTTCGTTCTGGTGGATCTGGTACCGCTCACCGGTCACGCCCAGATCGATCGGGCCGGACGGCGTGTTGCGGATCATGCCGTAACGGCCCCGGATCGAGACGCCCATGTCGTCGGCGTTGCGGTCGGCGGGCGTGCCGTCTTTCGGCTCGCCGGTGGTCGTGAGCTTGATGGCGCGGACGTTCCAGCCCAGCAGGCCACCGCGCTCCAGCGCCTCGTGGGCCGACATGGACTCGCCCAGCAGCCGCTCCGACTGGGAATGTGCGTCCCAGGCAAGCTCGCGGGTGGAGACGGCGGTCTGGTTCGTGTACGTAAGCATGGTTGCTGGTCCTCTCTAGGGTTCGGCCGGGCGGCCGACGGAACGCTCAGACGGGGCGGCCTGAGCGCTCGACTGTGGCCCGGTCAGATGGTCACAGGGTGGCGTACGAGCAGGATGGCGGACAGCGGCACGGAGGTCCAGCCGCCGGGGAACGGCGACGCTTCGAAGGTGTCCTCCGGGTATCCGGCGCGGGCCGGGCGGCGGACGCGGACAGCGCCCATCTCGATGCCGAACTCGCCGCGCCACACGATGACGGCCGACGCGTGGTTGAGCCGGGCCGGGGTCCATTCGGCGGCCCTCTCGCCGGGGGTACGGGGATCGTTCGTGAAGTCGACGGGGGTCTTGCCGTCCAGCTGCCAGCCGGTCGCCGGGACGGCGGCGAGAATCGAGCGCTCCAGGTCGTTCAGGTGCGAGCCGTCAGGGTTGCCGACCGGGTAAGAGTCGATCTGCTGTACCGGGTGCACGAGATGGCGGCTCATGGCCGGAGCGTCGGTGGTGGGCGGCACGTAGGCGGTCGCGGTGGGGCCGTAGCCCATGCCGTCAGCGGTGGCGACGTACGCGGTCAGCGGGTCGATTTCGGTGATCTCGGTGCCCTGGCGGGTCCGCATCGCGTTGCGGCGGTTGCTGACACTGGGCACCGAGCCGTCAGCGTTGCGCTTGGGTGCCCCGCAGCGGCAGACGCCGTCGCGGTAGGCGTGGGCCCCGTTGGTGGCGTCGGGGTGGGTGCATGCCGTGACGGCCTTGACGATGGCGTCTGCGCGGGCGGTGTCCTCGCCGCCGTCGGTGAGGACACGAAGCGTGGCGACGTTCAGCCACTTCACCGCGCCACCTTTGATGGGGCGCGCCTCCACCTTCGTGCCGGTGGTGCCGGTGCCTACGACGCGGTACTGCGCGCCGGAGCGGGTCTCTACGACTGTTCCGACTGCCGGGGTGCTGGTCATGGCTGCTGGTCCTCTCGAAGGTGCGGAGCCACGGCGGCCCCACACCCAGAGAATGGGGGAGTACGCGGGGGAGCGCAACTTTGAATCAGCCCAGCCAGAATGATTGGCAGGATTCTGCGGAGGATTGGCAGAAAGTCATACGCTATGCGTCCGGTATCCGGCGACGCTACATAGCCGGTGTCACGTTCCTGGACGCAGCAAGGGCACCTACCGGCGGCTGATCGGTAGGTGCCCTCGTGCCCCAGGCAGCGGGTATCAGGGAGTGTCCGGCCTGCCCTCGGTCCAGGTCGGCGCACCGGCCGCCACGACCTCCACGGGTTCGCCCTCGCCCAGCGCCGTCCGGCGTGCCAGCGCCGGACCAGCCACCAGCTCGCGCCCCTTGGTGATGCCGCCCTCTACCTCACGGGGCGGCTCCTCCCGGACGGCCACGAGGGGGTTCGGTGTCACCTGAGACTTGGTGATGAAACCCCAGGTGACCATCGCACCGGAGTAGACCAGCAGCGCCCAGGCCAGAACGACCGGCGGCAGGAGCCCGGCGATCGTGGTGCTTCCCAGGATCGCGCCGACCCCGGCCAGTACACCGGTCATGATCATGACCGGCTGTGGTTTGTTGCTCATGGCAACTCCTCTCATCGGGCGCAGTCTACGGGCCCGGCCGGTTGCCCGGTCAGTGTCTCCAGGGCGTGCCGGAACACCATGCAGCGGTCGTTGTCGTTCGTCCCGGCCGCGTCACGCGGGTACCCGATGGCCCGATTGATGCGGCCCATCTTGAGCGCGTCGGCGTAGGTGTTGCAGTCCGGCCGGGCCACCGTCCAGTACCAGACCGCGATACGTGCGGAGTTCTCCAAGCTGCGCGCCCATTCCGGATTCGTGACCAGATCCACGCCCAGATAGTTGCCTGCGGCCCGGTAGTTGTCCTCGCCCGTCAGCTGGATGAACCCCCGGCCCGTGTAGACACGGTCGCCCGCCTGCTTCACGTTGTACTCACACCAGGATTCGAACACCAGCGTTGTCAGGAACGCGGCGATCCGCTGCGGTGTCTCGCACACCCCGCCCGCTTCCATTGCGTCGAGCAACGACCCCCAGCCCGCGACGACCTGAGGCAGGCCGCCGTTACGCGGCTTGCCCACGATTTTGCCGCTGCCTGATGTGGACGGGTAACCGGGGAACATCCGGTACAGGTCGTCAGGCGTCAGGCTTTTGGGGCGATGGTCGCTTCCAGTGCCGCCGCGAGCCGGTTGATCGCGTCCGTGTTCGCCTGCATCTTGACGCCCAGCGCGTCGAGCTTGCCCGCGACAACCTCATCGGTTGCCCCGGCCACCGTCTGCACGATGTTCATGAACCCGGCGCGCATGTCGTCAAGCGCCGCGTCGCCGGTGCCCTGTTCGTCGGAGAAGAACCGACGCCAGTAGTTGGCGTTCCCCGTCTCGGTACCGGCCGCCATCGCCTGTTCGATCTGATCCAGTGTTGCCATGTCGAACCACTCCAGTGCATCATCGGGTCCGGGGTCAGGATTGCCCCCGGCAACGATATCCGCGACCTCGGCGCGGACCATCGTCATGAACGTTGCCCACGGAAAGTATTCCCCGGGGTCCCAGTGGGACGACTGACCGAATGCCCGGGATACGTCCCAGTGCCCGCAGATGCCCTTCTGGCCAGCGCGGACCTGAGCCACGGTCAGTTTCACTACAGGGATGTTGTAGGCAAGGCACAGCTCAGCGGTCAGCCGCGCCGTGCGCTGCATCATCTTGACGTGTGACGCTAGTTCCCAGTGCCCCTGGCCCCGGCTGCTCAGTGAACAGCACATCTCGATACCGATCGAGTGCATGTTGGGTGGGGCGTGCCAGCACACAACCGAGTCGTACGCCGACTGGATCGTCAGGTTCGCGTCGGTGATGTAGTGCGCCGACCCTTTGGCCGCCGCGCTGCGGAAGTATTCGGCCGTGCCGGTCGAACCCTTGCCGTCGGCACCGGCTGTGCAGTGGATCACCAGCCGGGTTAGCGGCTTGTTGCCGTTGCCGGAACTCTTCGACACCGGCCCGTAGTAGGGCGGTGACGGTGGCGGGTATGCCATTTACTCGTCCTCCTCCAGCAGGGGTGGCGCGGGTGGGACGTGCACGCCCGGCACCTTGTTGACCTGTGCAACGAGCTGATCATCCCACCGCATGTGGACACGTACGCGGCTGCGCATGTTCACCAGGACGCCCTCCAGGCTCGTGACGCGCCGCCGTAGCTCCACGATATCCATGCGGGCCGCCGTCAGGTCGGTGCGCTGGTCGGCCGCAAGCTGCGTGTACAGCCCGGCGGCCGTGAGCTGGTCGGTTCGCTTCTGTGATTCCTTCGCGCCCTGGCGGGTCACCCATGCGGCGATCGCCGCCGCTGCAATAGCGCCAGCGGCGGCGATGATTGCCGCGACGTTACCCGAGTCCATTTGTCCTCCCTGGTCTGACCGGCGGCAGCCGGTCAAGGCCAACCGCGCAACGATCCACCATCGCCAGCACAGCCAGCCAGACGAGAACACCGAGCAGAATGCCCCGGTACCGTTCCTGGTCGTGCCCGATGTTGAACACATCCATGATGCCTGCGGCAACATACGTGACGAATCGCGCAGTCGGGCCGACCATCAGCAGCGCCCAGACGTTGTGATCGTCGGTGCGCATCATCGGCGTAAGCAGCGTCCACGCCATCGCGTAGATGCCAGGCATGATCCAGAACAGGGACCGGACCCACAGCGGAATGATTGAATCAGGCAACGGAACCGTACGCGGGGCGGTCACGGTCCCCACGCCGATCAGGGCCCAGATAAGCCCGAGGATGAACAGCATCACACCCCGGTTGCCGACGTAGTAGCTGGCCCACTTCAGAATGCGGCGTGGCATCACGACTCACGTCCTCAGGTTGGGGACAGCTACGGCCACAGCTTCCCACATGCCCCCGACGACGGCGCGGATCTGTGCGTCGGTCACGGCCGCCGCGTCAGCGGCACCGGAGATCGTGTTGTCGTTGGCAACCAACCGCAGGAACGGATCGAGCCGCGCCGCCGTGTCGGCCAGCACAGCCATCGCGAGTGTCTGGCGCAGGGCACGGAGGACCGGATTAGCCGGGCCGTTCGGATCACCGGCGGCGACCTCCAGCGCTAGTTCGGTCATGGCCGCCTGAACACGCGACTTAAACGGCGTGTCGTTGACCAGGGCAACAGATTTAGCCAAGCTACTGGACATTCTTTCCGCCTCCTAGGGCACAAGGTTGGTGTAGGTGATCCGCAGTTGCAGCGGTACCGACAGCTGGCCGTAGTACGTCACCGCGCCGGACGGCTGGTCCACGGTCAGGCCCCGGATCAGCCCGTCACGGAACGCCGTACCGATCCAGACGGGGGCCGCCCGCCACGTTCCGCCGCCCACCTTCGGCCACCGGCTGTTCCAGAACGGCTTGTACCGCTGGGAGAACGACGCCCCCAGGGTGTCTACGTTGTGCGCCCCCCAGTAGATGTTGATGCCGGAGTTGGCGTAGCTGTGCACGTTCGTGACCTTCAGCTCCACTTTCAGGATCACGCCCGCCGTGGTCAGCGCGGCGCGGATGGCCGTGGCGTCGAACCCGAACATCAGCCGCCGTTCGCCGTGTACGGCGCTCCAGCGGCCGTAGTACAGCGCCGACTCAACTCCATGCTCAGGGCAATAACAGTTCGCGTCGTCGGCCGACCAGACGCTTACATGCGTGTATCTGCGGATGACCGGCGGCTTCGGTACGGCGGTTGTCGGCGGCTTGTTCACCGGCGTGCCACCGTCGGAGCCGCCACCGGCCGCATCCGCGCTGTACGTCTTGATGGTGTCGTTCGCCAGCCGGACCCGCAGCGCGCCGGTGCCGCCCACCGTCCACATCCGCCAGCCGGTCGACACGGCCGGGTCACTGGCGAACGTCGGAAGCGGTGGGCGCTGGTCCACGGTCGGGATGTACTCGAACACGTCTCCGTCGGCGTTGCGTGCCCGCAGGCGGCCGTCGTTGAGCATCCAGATGTTCGTGTAGTCGCCCGGGTCGGGGTCGTCGTCCAGGATCGGGATGCGGGTACCGCGCCGCTCCAGCGCCTGGATTCGTTTGCCTAGGGCACTGATCATCGCCATGAACTTATCCACGGCCGACGTGGTCTGTTCCGGCTGCGTCACTTACTCCACCTCCTCCGTGGGTTCGACCGCTTCCACATCCTCGCCGCCCAGGTTCACCTGTGCCTTGACGCCCGTCACGTGCGACCCGCGCCCCTCCAGTGTCCGCGACAGAATCCGTGCCGTGTCCAGCTCGATATCCCGCCACCCATCCTTGATGATCAGGCGGCACCGGTCACCCGGCCCCCACGACCCGATATCGGTAGCCGTCGGATCGATGCTAACGGCAACCACCCCCAGGTCACCGGACAACGCCTGAAGCCGCGCCAGGGAATGATCGAACGCCGACGTGGCTGACGTGATGCCCTCCGGCAGCTGGTACACCTCATCCCAGGCCAGCGCTTCACCGGACAGCAGCATGGGATCTTCAGCAATGGCCCAGGTCTCATCGGGCGGCGGGTCGGAGCTGACACCGAGCACACGCGACGGCGGCTGGTTCTGCTGCGGCCAGTCATAATCCACGATGTTGCCCCCGGCCCCTTGTTTCGTTTCGAGCAGCACCTCACGGCGCAACGCCAGCGCAACACCCGTGGTCGACTGCCGTTCGGGCCAGGCGATCGCGAGATGGGCGATCACGAAGCGCGGGTCCGCCGGGTCGGCCGTGATGTAGGTCCACCAGTCCGGCCCGTCGAACCGGCGCGAGATGTTGTCGAGCGCTTCACCGGTCGGCTTGAACATGCGGGCCGTCACGTCGCGCATCACGCCGGACGAAACGATGCCGTCGACAACGAGTCGTGGCGCGCCGATCGTGGCAAGCCCCAGGTTCGCGATAGCGGCCATCGCCTCGTTCTGTTCGACCTGCCCGCCGGTGCCCCCGGCAACTCTCACGTACTCCACCCGCGTGCCGCCGACCGGCCGGATAGGGGCCGCGTAGAACCATGCGCGCCAGTCCCCGACCGGCACCTTGATCGTGTTCCCCTGCTTGGCCGGGTCGGCAAGGATCGGGCCGCCGAACAGCCACCGCCCCTGGTCGTCCTTCACCACAACCTGCGTGACGTGCGGCCGGGTGATATCGATCAGCTGGCTGACTGCCTCAGAATCGTTGGGAATGGCAACGGTCAGTTCACCTTTCGCCGCACCGGTCAGGGGATCTTCCCACGTCCAGGCAGTCGGCTTCAGCCTGCCGGAGATCCGCCCGGTAAGGCTGTTGGCAACATGAAAGGTGAGCTGCATCAGTCGAAGAACTCCGTCACCTCGACACGGCCCGCCGCGCCCGCGCCGCCGATACGGTCCACCGCAGCGTTGGCGTAGCAGCCCGACCCGCCGCCGCCGGGTGCCTTGCCCGCGCCACCGTTGCCGGTGGCAAACGGTGGCGGGTAGCGAGTCGTGCCGCCGCCGTTGGGCGACGCCCCGCCGTAGTTGGTGAAGGTCGGGATGTTCGAACGGATGATGCCGTTACCGCCCTCGCCGCCGGGGATAGCGAGGTCACCGCCCGCGCCGCCACTGCCGCCTGCACCACCGGCGATGCTGTTGTTCGTGGTCGTGTTGCTGCCGGTCGCCCCGCCGAGACCGCCTTTGGCTGTGACCGTGTCAAAGATCGTGTCGCCGCCGGTGCCGCCGGTGCCAGCAACGCCGCCGGTGCCGCCGGTGCCGACCGTGACCGAAAACGTCTTGGCCAGCGCCGCCCACGCCGCGCCCGTGTACCACTTCTCCCGGTACTCGCCGCCGCCACCGCCGCCGGACTCACCGCTACCGCCGCCGTCACCGTCGGCCGCGCCGCCACCACCACCCGCACCCCAGCAGCGGACCCGTGCACCGGTCGCCGCCGGGCGGGATGCCCGCGTGAAGTTGCCGGTGGCATTGATCAGGGTCAGCTTCGGGCCGGTGCCGCGCAGAACATCCGGATGATTGTCCGTGATGTTGCCTGGCGCAACCACCGTGTTGCCCGGAGCAATGACCACATCGGCCATCCGGAACCAGCCGCCGACCCCGATAGCGGTCTGGATCTGTGCGTCCGTGCGCGGCGTGACCGATCCCGAGACGCCAGGAACGACGATGATCTGCGGGCCGCCTGTGGTGACTCCGGTGCCCAGGGCACCGTATTGCCGATCGACCCACGCGAACACGACCGCGTCACTGCGAGACGCCGCCGACGGTGCCCCGAACGTGACCACCGTGGTTGTGTCGTTGTACAGGAAGTAGGCGCGGGCGTCGCCGGTGATATCGGTGCCGCGCTGCTCCACGATCGCCGCACCTGCGGTGAAGTCGAGCGCGAGAGATCCGACGGTCGGCGTCATCACGAAGCCGCGAATGATGCCCTGTGTCTGGCCGAACATCTCCCAGATCAGCGCACGAATATCCTCGATATCGTTGCGCCAGACGGCCAGCACTTCATCTACGGCACCATATACACCCTTGATCGCGGTCATTGCTCCAGGCCCCTATCTGTACGCGGGTAGCGCCTCGGTGATATCGGCGAACCCCTCGGACTCCTCACCGGCCACCAGCCGGTAGGTGTTGAAGCCCGGCTCAAAGGTCAGCCAGTCACCGAACACGAGGTTATCGATGTTCGATCCTTCCATAGTGGCCGTCTGCGTGTAGTTGTCGAAGACAACGGACTGCCCCGCCACCAGCTCCACATCGGCCCACAGCTCGTTACCGGTGCGCTCGTTGATCAGCTTCCAGTCCCCCTGCGTCAGCGGGCCGGTAGCAACGATCGTCAGGCGGCGGCTGACCGCGTCGCCGGTGGAGTTCAGCACGACCGCAGGCGGAAACGGGCCGCTGGCAACAACCTGCGTGAACACGAAGTACGCGTCGTCCGGCGTCGGCGCGGTGTCGAGCGTGAACGGCAGGTACGCGTCGTCCGGTGTCGGGGCCGCGTCGTAGGTGAACGACTGGTAGAACTCGTCACCGATGAACACGCCCATCGTGCCGCCCTCGCCGGTGATCCCGTACTTGAGCGGATCGAGCCCGACCAGGGGGAAGCTGAACCGCAGGTCATTGCCCCTGATCGTGATATCCGGCCGGTCGTACAGCCGCACGTACACGGCCCGGTCCACGCCGTCATAGTCCCCGACGATCACCGGCGAATCGGTTGTCGCGGGCAACGCGTCGAGCAGCTGCATCCGGTACGTCAGCAGGTCCGCCTGACTCGACGCAAAGATCCGGCCGGTCAGGGTGTAATACGCCTCCGAGTCATCCCAGGGGCCGATGGCAACGGCTCCGGCCGCGCCACCGGCGGGCACCAGTTCGGCGCGTGGCTTGGCCACGGCCCGGAAGTTCTCAAAGCCCGTGGCCGTGAACCGGGTGTCGCCCGCGTTGAACACGAGCGCACCGACCGTGATGGGTGCGAGCTGCATCATGACCCCCCGAGTGCTGCCAGGAACCGGTTAGCTGCCTCCTCGGCAGCCGCCCCGGTCGTGGCCGGAAAGTGATTGTGCACGACCGGCGAACCACCGATACTGCCATTCTCCAGCAGCTCCACCAGCTTCTCGAACGCCTCAGTCTGCCGGGGACTGAGCATGCGCTCCGGCGCGTTGATGCCCTTGGCAAACAACCCGGTCCCGTTCGCCCGGCCGCCCTCATCGTAGGTGGGGATGCCGGACTGCTTGATGAAGTCACCGACGTTGCCACCGGCAAACATTCCGAGCCCGGTACCGCCCCGCTTGAACGACGCGACCTGCCGCTTGGCTGCCGGGCTGGCCGTCGGGTCACCAATCGCGATCGAGTGAATATGGTGGTTCCACGGCCCTTGCGACGGCGTACGGTGCCAGGCCGCGAACCCAGCCTTGCGCAGGGCGGCCACGGCGACGTTCCAGCCGCGTGGCCCGTCGGTGTCCATAGCGCCGCCGCCCGCGTGGGTGGAGCCCGACGCCGCAACGCGTGTGGAGTACGAGCCCTGCGTGATGTGGAAGGTTGCTTTCAGCAACGATTCCGCCATCCGCAGCATCCGGATCGTGCGGTCGTTCAGCGTGACCCCACGGAAGTTGCGGCGTGACCCAGGCGGCCCAGAGTCGCCGCCCATCGCGTAGGCGGCGTCCACCATCTTTTGCGCCGTGCTGTTGGCAATCGCGATCGCCGCTGGCCGGGCCACAGTCGCCGTGTGAGCGGCGACCTCACGCTGCCACACCGTCAGGCCCCGGGGCGACGGGAAGCGGCCCTGTGCCCCCACCACGGGGCCACCACGTGCCATCGCGCCGTCAGGCACGATCGTTGCCCGGCCCTCGTTCAGAGCCTGCATCTTGGCGTCACCCTCGCGCTCACCGACCGCCGCACGGAACACCCACTCTTTCTTGCTCAGGGCAAACAACCCGGCCGTGTCGCTGGTGGTCGTGCCCGGCCCGTTCACCTTGAACGTGCCCGCCCGGCCGCCGGTCGCGGCCCGGCCGAACGAGCCGATCACGTTGAGCGGAACGGTGCGCTTGATACCGCCGATAGTGCTGGTCACGTTGGCGATGTTCGGCGTGACGTTCACCGTCTGATCCTTCAGCCCGTCCAGCTTGGCGTTGACGGAGTCGCGGAACTTGGCGAACTCAGTTGCCGCCGTCTTGAGCTTCGGGCCCAGTCCAGGCACCCAGCCGAACGCCTTTGCCGCCCCCTCGATCATCGTCTGCACCAGGCCCAGGAACTTGTCTACCACGAACTTGATCGCGTTCTTCGCGCCGGTCTTGATCGCTTCCCAGGCAGCCGAGATCAGCTCTCCGGCATGGGTGAACGGGTAGACGATGGCCTTGAAAATCGGCGGCACGTTGGTGGTGATCCAGCTGATAACACTCGTGATTTTGTCAACGATCGCCTTGAACGCGACCTCCGCCCCCTTGCGGACTACCTCCCAAACCTTGGTGACGATATCGCGGAACGTCTCGCTTTTCTTCCACAACGCGACGATGCCTAGGGCAAGCAACGCCGCCAGTCCGATCACAATGCCGATCGGGTTGGCAGACAGGGCCGCGTTCAGCAGCCACTGTGCGCCGGTCCATACGGCGGTGGCCACGGCCACGGCCTTTTGCGCGATGCTCGACGCGATGGCCGCCGCCCGCTGCCGCAGCGTCATGGTCGCGTTGGTGCTCGTGGCAACAGTGTTCGCGGCAGTAGCACCTGTGCCGACGGCTGTTGCGGCCGTGGACGCCGCCCGGCTGGCGATCAGTTCCCGGTTGGACCTGACCAGCTGCCGGTTGACGACCACCTCGGCAATCTTGGTCGGGACGTTCACCGCCTGCGCCACGTTCGCCGCGAGCTGGGCCACCTTGTACGCAACGATTCCGGCCACCAGCAGCGGCATCAGCTGGGACAGCGTGTCGGTGTGGTCGGCAAGGAACCCGATCGCCGTGGCGCTGATCTTCAGCACGTCGGTCAGCGACGGCACCTTAGACAGGAGATCCTGCACGACCGGCGCGAGCTTCGAACCCGAGTCGGCCAGCGACGTAAGGGCCGGTGCCGCCTCGTTGGTGCCGTCGCGGAACGACGCGATCTTCGGGCCCAGGTCGGCGAAAAACTTGGTGATGGCGGGACCCGCGCCGGTCGCGATCGATGAGAGGGTCTTGGCGACCTTCGGGCCATGCTTCTCCGCCAGGTCGATCAGCGGCGGCAGCAGCTTCTGGTTCAGGACCGTTGCCCCCTGCAACACGACCGGCAGGAGAGCGTTGCCGATAGCAACCTTCAGCTGGCTCACCTGAGCCGACGCGATGCGCTGCTGGTTCGCGAGCCCGGCCGACGTGCGGGCAAAGTCTCCCTGAGCCGCGCTGGTCTGGCGCATGATGACGGAGTTCGCGGCCAGCACCCGTTGCTGCTGTGTCAGCGGCGGCACGGTGCCCTCAGTCAGTTTCTTGAGCGTGTTCTGCGCGGACAGGAGCCCCGCCTGCGCGGACTGCGCCTCGGTGGAGTTCTTCCCGTGTTCCTTGACCGCCTTGTTGTAGTTGCGCTGGGCAACCTCGGCGCGGATCTGCGCCGCCTGGATCTTGTCAGTGTCTTTGCTGGCCTTGACCAGCCCGAGCCGCATCCCCTCCGCCTTAAGCGTGGCGTCGTCCAGCAGCACGCCATAGGCGCGGATCGGTTCGGCTTCGCCGCGCAGCGCGGCCCCAATCGCCTCGATGGCCTGCTCAGGTGTCGTGTTGTTGAACGAGGCAAGGTCTGACGCAAGCGTGGTCAGGTTCGTGGTGAACCCGACAAGCCCCTTGCCGGACAGCCCGGCGGTCTTGCCGAACAGGCCGAACGTCGCGTTCGCGTCCAGCGCCGCCTGCTTGGACTGGCCCAGCGCCGTCGGTGCCTTGTCCCCGAACTTCTCGATCTCGGCGGCCGACTTCCCAAATACCTGCTGTGTCTTGCTGACCGTCTCGTTCAGGTCGGACGCGGCGGTCACGGAGTCTTTGAGCTGCCGCCCGATCTGCAACGTCGCGAGCCCGGCGGCGGCAGCGGCCCCGAGCTTGCCCAGCCCGGACCCGAAGCCCTTGCTGAACTTGCCGCCCTCGTCCCGGCCGATCCGTTCAGTGTTGGCGTTGTTCAGGGCGCGGCGCATGTCGGCGGGCAGTTGGCGTTCGTCCGGCCGGATACCGACGAAGATTTCCGCGAGCTTCACCGCGCACCTCCCTTACATCGTTGCCCTGATCAACGGCCAGGCAAGCCCAGCAGCCCGCGCATCTCCTCTAGTTTGCTCTGGGCAACTTCCTTTCCGGACAGGTACGCGTCGAATCTCTCCTGGAGCGTGCCCCAGTCCTCCACCGCGCCGCCCTGGATCGCCGTTGTGATACTTGCCGTGTGCCACTGCCGCTCTAGCAGGTCGAGCATCAGCACGTATGTCAGGTCGAGCAGGTCGCGCAGACTCAGTGACTTACTCCGGCTTCGGCGGCCAGGAGGTAGAACTCCGCCAGGTCGGCGCGGCCCTCGTTCTCCAGCTCCGCGATGGTTCGGGTCAGCTTGGACGAGCCGTCCTGAGACTTCGTTGCGGTGGGCAATTGACCATTCGATGAGTCGTGAGACTCTTTGGTAGGGTCCCCGGTGACCGCCTCGATGATGCGGGCGGCAACCTCCGCGAACTGCAATGTCTGCAAGCCGTGCGCCTTGCCCAGCTTCCAGAAATCATCGAAGTCGTCAGGGTGGATCACGTCGCGAATGAACCGCTTCACGGCGATTGCCGCTTCCGGCGAGTCGTCCTCGTACTCCCCCGATTCCTCCATCAGATCGACCAGCGCCGTATCCGACAGCGTCGGATGCACACGGACCTCCACGCCGTACCACGGGAACTTGGGTGTCTCCGGCCAGTGCCCCTCGGCGGGCACGTCCTCCACCTTGCCGTACTTGCCCAGGTCCAGCACCAGACCGTTGCTATCGGCATCCTTCTTCGTTCGTACGTCCATGTCTCACACTCCCAGCCGGGCGGTGCCCGCGCTGTAGATGGCCCACGACTTTGCGCCGGTCGGCCGTTCGAAGTTGAACTCACAGGGGATGACACCCACGTCGGTGCCTTTCTTGAACGACGCCTCCAGGGCGGCGGCGTTGATGCACTGGCGGCCGATGATTCGCATGGTGTTGTCCAGCGACTCCCACCCGATCATGGACCGCACGATCTCGGAGGGGTCGGGCGGCTCGATCTTGGATACCAGCGTGGTGGTCGCGCCGGATACCGTGGTCGGCGCGCCGCCGTTGAGTGCCCGCTGCAAGGATTTGAGCGTGAAGTCCAGCAGGCCGAACCCGAGGTTTCCGGACTGCTCACCGTTGGCGTAGGCAACCGGGGTCAGGAACTCGGCCGCGTAGATGGCTTCCAGCGGGGACTCCCAGTTGAACGTGGAGCCGTCCTGCGTCGCACCCATGGGGATAAACGCGATCGGCCATGCGTCGTTGAACTTCGACGCGAGGGCGGTGTGGGTCGGTTCGGTGGTCCCGAAAGGTGCCCAGAACAAATATCCCGGGTCACGGATCAGGAGCGGTGTTGCGACTGGCGACGGAGCCATGATGGAACCCTCCTCGGATTACCTGTTGTACCGGTCCGCGACCGGACGCATGAACGGGCGCGGCGCAAGTTCGTCCGTGCCTACCTCGAAAAAGTACATGTAGAACTCGGCTTTGCCCCAGGACACCCGGTAGTAGTCGCCCGACTCGTCAAGCTCGAAGTCGATGCTCTCGGCACCTTCTCCGGTGTCCTTCGGAGCCAGCCGCCGCATCTCGGCAACGATCTCGTCCAGCAGCCCGCCATCGTCCAGCATTTCCATGACGGCAGGGCTGCGGGCGAACCGCTTGCACGCGGCAACATCCACCACTACCCGGGCGGACACGTCAGCTGTCCGCGTCCGCGCCGCTGCCGGTGTCGCTGGCAGCCGGACCGTACTTGTCGGCCAGCGCGTTGCGGGACAGCCCGCCGTCCGCGACCGGCCCCAGCTCCGCCTCCGTGGCACCCTGGCCCCTGGCGTAATCGGCCCACGCCGCCCGCTTGGCGTTCGCCGCCGGTGGTTCACTCGGAGCCTTGGCCGTGGCCTTGGACACGTCCTCCACCGCATCCTCGTCCAACAGCTCCGGGTACTTCTCCACATGCGAGATCGGCACCGGGAATCCCTTGCCAAAGGCAAGTACCCCGTCGATGTAGATCTCTTCTGTGGCGATGTACTTGCCGTACTCCGCCGCCCGCGCTTCGCGGACCGACTGTGCCGAATCCTTGCCGATGTACACCATGGTTGCCCTGGCCTCCTAAGCCGTGACCTGAAACTCGAAGTCAACGATAATGCGCGCCCGGCCGGAAGTGTCCGGTGATGGCAGTCTAGTGGGCGCGCTACAGTTGCGGATTTTCCCTGTCCAGTTGTTGCCTACATCATCGGTCCCGTTGTAGTCCCCGTCGCAATCCCGCGACACTGCCCGCAGCACGCTGGCGATCGGCTTGATGGCCGCCTCGGACGACGCGTCGCTGCCCGCGCCGAACAGGCTCGCTTGCACCCGGCAACTGTTCGCCTCCGGGCGCAGCTCGATCTCATCGATCACGTCAAGCACGATGACCGGCACGCCCGCAGGCCACTGGCTCGGGCGGCGTGTGCGGATGTTCGCCGCGAGCACCAGGGCCGTCAGCGCCGCCTGCGCCCTCAGCGCTACCTGCAACACGAGATCCGAACTCGGGATCGTTGGCAAGGGCATCGATCTATCCTCCCGTGATCCGCTTCAGGAAAACTTTCCAGTGCGCCTCCTGGCCGTACTCGCCCACATCGGACCAGTCGCCCGGCTCGCCGTCCACGGTGTAATCCTTGCCCTTGGCATCCCTAACCCGGTCATAGGCGGTTATGTCGGCGGCCGGTTCCCAGCGGCTGATGTGCGTGGACTCCACCCGGTTCTGGGACACGAGGTCCTCCCGTGACCCGACCGGTTGCAGCGACCCCCACCACGTGTCCTTAGTCCACTGGACTTCGGGCGTGCTCCAGTTCGGCTCGCCGTTACTGTCCAGCGGGGCGCGCAGCCGGGTCAGTCGCTGGTTGAGATCCATTGCCGACGGCCCCCTATCCGGCGGCCCGGCCGAACCCGGCGGCGGCGATCTGCGCGGTCACGTCGGAGCCGTCTGGCGTAATCGTGAAATCGTGATACGTCATCGGCAGGATGTTGGAATCCGTGCCCGCGCCGGTGTCGCCGTCATAGCAGATCAGCAACTTGGAAATCGCGTTGCCGGTGGCACCGGTCCACACCTGATCGGGCATGTCCACATCCACCCAATCGTTGGTGTCATCGATGGTGACCGTGACCGACGCCGACACGGTCTTACGTCCCATGGTCGTCTGCTCGTTGTTGCTGGCGGCAAGCAGCGTCGACAGGTCGTCGTAGTTGTTGAGCGTGCCGTCGGCTTCGAGCCCGGTCGTCTCGATCGGTACCACGATCAGCGCGTCGGATGCGGCGGGCAGGGTGCACCAGTGCACGAACCGGCCAAGCACGATGTTGAAGACTTCGTTCGCCATGATCAGCCCTTGCCCTTCTGGAGCTTGACCCAGTAGAACGTGTCCACCTGAGTCTCCCCGTCCGCGTAGATTTCGTCTGTCACCTTCTGCTTATCGGTGCCGTCGGCAACGTACTTGTCCGGCTGGCGTACGACCTTGTACCGGACCACGCCGCTGGCGAAATCGAACAGCAACGCGTCGTAGTGCAGGAACGTATGGGTCACGGCCCACTTGTTGCTCGCGGGGCCGCCGGGCCGGTGCACGACCTCCTCGCCCTCACCTTCGATCCAGCCCTCGGCGATGCCCCTGGCAACGAAATGGGTAGACAGGCCGCATTCGTCCGGCGGGTCTCCGATCACGTCGACACCAGCCAGCGGCCACGGCTCGTGATCCTGGCCGGGGGTGTCGGGGTTGACCAGCTTGTGTGTGTGCCCGGTCGTACCGTCCGGGTCCGCCATCTTGATCCGCCGACCGCTACTCCGGTCGGCGCGCTTACGAATCTCCAGGCTCGCGGCCATCGTTCCATCCTCCTACGGTCCCGGGGTGGTGGCCCCGCTTGGTCGTGGCGTGACACCGGTTGCGCCCGGCAACGTCATTGTGGTGCCCGGTCTTGTCACCGATCCTAGGGCCGGGTCGGTGGTTGCGCCGGACGGCCGGGGAGTGACGAACCGGAACCTGATCGCATATGCCGACTCGTTTTCGCTTGCCACTCCCAGTATCGCAACCAGGCCGCCGCCCGCGACAACACGAGCGGAGTTCAGTTCGATTGCCCCTGTCAACGGCTTGACCTTACGCTCCACCAGCGGCGTGGCCGTTGCCGTCTCCGTTGCCCGAGACAACGTTTTGAGCTTGCGCTTGAACAGCCCGGTAGCCGTGGCCAGCTCGATGGCCCGGCCCACGGCGGCGGTCTTGATGCGGCGTACCAGGCCGCCGCCGGTGGCGGTCTCTGTGGCTTGCCCGACGGCGCGTGCCTTGCGTTCGACCGGCAGCGTGGCGGTGTCCAGCTCGAATGCCCGGCCGACCTGCCCCGGCCGCTGGATGCCACCGGCGGTGTCCACCTCGGACGCCCGGCCGACGGCGCGCAGCTTCCGGCGGACGGTCGCGGTGCCCGTGTCGGTTTCGCTGGCCTGCCCCAGAATCTTGCGCTTCAGCTCCACCAGGGCCGTGGCCGTCGCAAGCTCTGTAGCGGCTTGTACGGCCCTGAGCTTGCGGGGGGTCACCGGGGTGCCTGTGCCGGTCTCAACGGCGCGGGAGACCCCCAAAGCTTTCGAACGGGCCACGGTTGTGGCCGTGTCCACCTCGGACGCCCGGCCGACGACGCCACCCGCCACGATCGCGACCGCTGTAGCCGTGTCGGTTTCGCTGGCCTGCGCCAGAATCCGGCGCTTGGCTTCGACCGGCGCGCTGGCCGTGGCCGTCTCCGTGGCCTGCCCCACGGCCTTGCGCTTCAGCTCCACCAGGGCCGTGGCGGTCGCCGTCTCGGTGGCCTGCCCGATGATCCGCCGGTGCCCGGCGGTGACCACCCCGGCCGTGGCGACCTCGGTGCTTTGGGCAACCGTTGTGGCCTTGCGTTCGACCAGGGCCGTTGCGGTGTCCGTCTCGGTGGCCGCGTCGACAACGGTGGGGCCAGCCGCCGTAGCTTTCAGGATCTCGATCGCGTTGAGATGCAGTGCTGTGGTTGAGCTGGTGCCGATCCCGTAGCCACGCGTCCCGGCCGCCTGGTTCAGCCAGTACCCGGCGTACACGGTCACGTCCGGACTCGGGCCGATCTGATCGCGCAGAACATCCGCTGCCCCGGCAGGACTGAACGCCACCTCGGCAAGCGCGTCCCAGTCGATGCCCAGCGCGGCGACGGCCGACCCTTCCGCGACGGTCAGCGATTCGGTCTCCGCCGCCGACGGCGGACTGTTGCCGTGGACACCGATCCCGCCGTGGTTGCGGCACAGGAGAGCGAACCCGCCCCACAGTTTCCCGGACCCCTGGGTGCGCGCCAGGGATACGGTCACGTCACCGTCAGCCGTCACATCGGCCCAGGCGGCACTCAGCCACGCCGCGTTGGTGCCGACGGCAAGGAACTCCTCCAGCTCGGTCCATGCCGACGTTGTGCCGCCGGTAGTGCTGGCCGTCGCCGCCGTGACCGCGCCACCGAAGTTGTCGCCGCCGTACATGACCAGGACCAGGTCCCCGTTGAGCGCGCCGGTAACGGCGATGGTCTTGGGGGTCGTAGTGGTGGTCCAGCTCGCGACCTGAAACGGCGTGACGGTGAGTTGTGGCGGCTCCAGCAGCACAACACCGGAGCCGTCCTCCAGCAGGTACCGATCGGTACCGTTCTCCAGTAGCAGCCGGTCAACCATTGTTGCCCCCGGCCCCTGTCAGTCGGCCAGGTTGACTAGCTCGGCGAAGCACTGCTGCAACGTCCACGCGGCCGACGTGCCGCCGTTCGCCGAGAGCCCGATCCCCATGTTCGCCGTGGTGGAGTCGAACGTGCCGGACACCGCCTGACCCTGGAACGTGCGGGCCGCGTTCGCAAAGCCTGTGGTCGCCAGGTCGTGAGTGAACTGGAGCCACGATGCCAGCACGGCCGACGCGCCGACGACCCGGAACGTTGCCAGGATCTCCAGGTAGGCGGTGTCGACGTTCGCCGTCTGCGCCGGGCCGGTGTACGCCAGCCGCGACGTGTCGGCGGTTGTGCCGTTGACGCCGGTGCGCAGCGTGAAGGTCGGCGTGGCGAGACCCGCCGCCGTCTTGGTGAACACCATGCGGGCGTGATAGACGGTGCCGTTCTGCATCCTTGCCTGCGGCAACACGATCCGCGACGCCGTCACGTAGGTATCCGACGCGAACCCCGCCCCCTGCGCTGCGGTCGCGATGCTGAATTCCTGGTCGGTGTAGTCGTTGATCTGGGCAAGCGTCATTTTCTTGGACGTGCCGCCCTGGTTGACGGCGAACTCATCCGTACCGGCAGGCGTGGTGACCGCAGTCAGCGCGCTGATCTTCGTGTCAGCCATCTATTGCCCCGGGCAATCAGTATGAGTCGTTGATCAGAAAATCGGTCACGTTGAACCGCCACGGCGCACCGTTGGTGTCCACCGTCTCGACGCCGTAGTCAACCTGCCAGGTCGTCGCCGCGCCACGAATCCAGTTGCGGGCCGCGAGGTCGGCGAAGAACAGCTGCAAAGGCATCGTGCCGAACTTCTGGGCAGGCACGCTGACGTAGGTGAAGATTCCGCCCTGGCTGGAGATGCCGCCGGACTTCCACACCTGATACGTCTTGCCCCCGATCGTTGCATCCGGCAATCGTGTGCCCGCCGGTGTCTGCCCGTGGTTCTCCGTCCAGATCATCAGCTCGTTCTGGAACCCGTCACCGATCCAGATATCGAATGCGGCATTCCAGGTCATCCCAGCCACATCGGCCGCGTTGTGCGCGAACCGCGCCGACTCGATACCGGACAGGGCAACGTCGTTGTAGTCGGTGTGCACGTTCGGATACGCCTCGACTGCCCGGTCTGAGTGCTCGGGAACGTTCACGTCCACATACCAGTTGTCGTGGCCGCAGGCAACGATCGTGTGAGTGCCGCCGTAGTTGTCGTTCCAGTTGTTGTTGTGGACGAAATACTCGTCCTGGCTCGCGCCGGTGCCGGTGAAGAACGAGCTACCGGCCCCCTCGGCAATGGTTCGTCCCGTTCCGCCTGCCGATGTGGGCGCGCACGTCTTGACCGGCGATGCATCTGGAACGGTTGGGGTCGGGGTGGGCGTGGCGCTGGTGGGGGGCGTACTGGATGTTGGCGGGGTGCTGGACGACGGAGGGGTGGTCGGTGTTGCCTCCGGCAACGTCATCACGGCGTTGTAGCGGATGACCGTACCGGCGGGGAACAGGACCGGTTCGTACCACCAGAACCGCACCCGGAACGTCGTTGCCGTGATGGTGGCCGGGTCTACCGTGGCCAGCTGCCCGATCAGGGCTGGCTGAACCAGAACGGCCGTCGGCTTCACCCCGAGCCCGTGGGTCACGGTGCAGTATCCCTGCGCGTCAACGGCGCACTGCCCGGCCCGGCCGACCGACCGATCCATGACCGCCTGCTGGCTGGCCGTGCTCAAGTTGATGCCTGCGGCAATCAGTATGACGGCACACAGCGCGGCGGCGGCAGCAAGCCAGCGGTGATCCTTGACGTTCATGACGCGTTCCTCTCGGGTCAGTACCCGTAGTCGGTCAGCGCGTTACCCGTGTAGCGCGGACCCCGGGCCGGGTCCGGGTAGCACAGCGGCTCAGGGAAGCAGCCTGCCGGTTCGCCCGGGTTGGGCGTGACCGTGTCCGGCTCCTGGTCCGCCAGCCATTCGGCCAGCTCGTTCTTCTCCTCCGGCGTCAGGTAGACGCCCAGACGTTCGGCCGCGTTGAACTTGTCGCGTACCGCGTCGACCTGTTTTTCCGTGACGCCCTTGGGGTTGCGCAGCGCCCGACCGGCGGCGGCCAGGACGACACTGCGGGGCGTCGCGAACTCCACCGCCGGTGTCCACGGGGCATGGTCTCCGACCTTCTGGATCACCTTGCCCTCGGCAAGCTCGATCAGAACGTTGCCCACGTCGTTCACAACGGGCATCTGAAGGGAGTTAGCCAGATCCGACAGACTCACGATGGTGCCCACGGCAACTAACTCCCTTCAGTCACTTCGGTGTACCCCAGGTGGCGATCAGGTCAGCGCGACTGACCTTCTTCTCCTCGATCTCGGCCCGGTCGCCGCCCTTGGACACCGCGTAGTCGACCCAGTCGGCCCGGTCGGCGTTCTTGCGCGGCTCGGGAACGTCGTCACCGGCAACGACCTCGGCCTTGGTCGGCTCGGTCGTCACCGGCTGGCCGGACACCTTGTCCCCGTCGTCAGGCGTGGTGACCTGCGCGTTGGTGTTCGGCTCGCCCAGCCCGTCGGTGATCTCCGGCGGATTGGTCTGGCGCTCGTCCTCGTAATCGGTGATCGACCCGTCATCGTTCAGCGACACGGCCTTGATCTGGCCCGTGGACAGGTGGTGTTCGACCGCCCGGTCCTCCAGGTCTTCCGGCAACAGCGCATTCCGGTAGAACCCGAGCAACACCCGCTGCCCGGACGCCGGGTCCGCCGTGGTCATGGTGACGTATTCGCCCGTCACGACATACCGCTTCATGGCAACTACCTCACAGACCGGTGTTGGTGAGACGGATGGCGGACCCCGGCTCCTGCACGACCGGCACCGTCAGGCGGCGGCCCTGGAGGTCGAAGCCGTCGCGGCCGTCGAGACGGATCGACTTGACCTCGATCGCCTGGTCCGACACGGCGTACCCGGGAGACACGTCGGTCTCGTCGGCCATGCCGCCCAGCTGGTTGTTGTCCAGAACGATCGGGTCCACGATCGACGGCGAAACCACGATGGTCAGACCGGCGACACGTTCGATCTCGCCCGTGTAGATGGGGTTCGTGGAGTCCTCCCGCTTGAGCGCGTTGGTGAACTTCTCGTCGCTCATGAGGTACGCGTACTGCACGTCGTTCAGCGCCAGCGTGTTGGGCATGTACCCCTGGTTCAGGCCGACGATCGCGGCCTTGGCCCGGAGAATGTCCCGCAGGAACAGGGCGTTCGCCAGGTTCCACGCGATGCCGCCGCCCGCCGTCACGCTGTAGGTCGCGGTGACCGCCGACGTGATGCCGGACATGGTGATGCCGTCGACCTGCTTGATGATGGAGTTGACGACCTTGCGGAGGTTGCGGTCAACGGCAGCGCCGCCGAACACGTTCCGCTTGATCTCCTCGTCCGCCATGAAGGTTTTCTGACCCCACTTGGCCACAGCCGCCATCGCCGCGACGGACTGAGCCACCGACGCGTACGGGTACACCGCGCCCGGGTTGACCTTGTCGACCGTGCGATCGGTGACCTGAGACTCCGACTGCTCGTACACGATCGCGCCGCCCACGACACGGAACCGGCCGGTCAGCAGCTGGTCAGACACGAACCGCAGGTCGCGGAACGTGCGGAGACGCCGTGCGATGTTCGCCGGGTTCTGAAGGAACCGGGAGACGGAAAGCACATCACCCGAGAGGGTGGGTGCAGCCGCCGGAAACGATCCAGGCATTTTAGTTGCCCCTTTCCCCTAGGTGATCAGCGACCGGCCCAACGGACCTTGTTGCCCGCTGTGGCCGTGTTGATGGCGACGCCGATATCGGTACCGGCCGCCGCTGCGGTAGCCGCTGCTGTGGTGGCCACAGCGCCAGCGGCTGCCGCTGTGAGACGGTCACCGGCAGCCGAACCGGCCGTCGATACCGTCTCGTGGATGTTGCCCGGGATCGGGTGCACGGTGACCCCTGCGCCGACCGCCGCATCGTGTGCGGCCACACCAACGACCTTGACGGAGTTCGCCCCGGCAGGGCCAACCGTGTTGACGCCGGTGGATTCCAGGATCTGGCCGCCGGTGACGGTGGCCGACGCGGTCACACCGGAGAACGGCGGCACGCCCTGGATGTACGGCAGGTAGTCAGCCATTGAGACCACTCTCCTCGGGGTACAGGCGGGCGTAGTCGGCGTCGACTTCGCCGTATTCGCCGGTGCCGCCCTGGCCGATCGGGTTCACCGGCACGAGGTTGTCGGGGATGGCAGCGAGTGCGGCCTTGGCCCCCTCCGGGTCTGCCGTCCACATCGTGACCCACGCGTCGCGGCGGGCGTTCGGAATCTTGCCCTTGGCAACGGCCGCGTCAAGCGCGGCGTCGCGTTCCTTCTCCTCCATCTTGGCGATGACGGAGTCGCTGCGCCGGGCCGACGCCTGGAGCGCTTCCAGCGTGGACTTGTCCACCATCGCGAACCCGTCGGGGATCTTGACAGATGGGGTCTTGGCCCCCCCGTCCGGCTTGGGGTCGTCGTCCGGCTTGGTCTCGGTGTCGGAAACCTTGGCGTCCGCAGCGGCCTTGACCGCTGCGGCCTGAGCCGCCTTGATTGCCTCCGACAACTTCTCGTCCGTGTCGAGCTTGTCGACACCTTCGACGCCGAGATCGGTAGCCATCTGAACAAGGATCTTGTTCGGCATCTCCTCGTCCTCCTCGTTGTGCGAATCCGGCGGCCCGGCCGTCGGCTTGTACGGGTCAGGTGCCTTGTCCCTACCGGCATGCGCAAACACGGTCAGATCGAAGCGCTTGCACGCGGCAACAACATCCTGTTCCTTGCCCGACGCATCGAGCGTATCAGCCAGACCGGCGTCTACCGCCTCGGCGGCGGTGTACCACGTCTCCTCAGCCATCGCCGCCCGCCATTCAGCGGGCGTGCCCCCGGCGCGGTCGGCGTAGATTTCGGCCATCTGCGCGTTGGTCTTCTCCAGCACCTGAGCCATCTTGAGCATGTCCGCCATGGGCCCGTACACCAGCCCGCTGCCCTCGTGGATCATCATTTGCGACCCGGCCTTGGCGACGATCTGGTCAGCGCCCATGGCAACGATCGTTGCCGCCGACGCCGCGAGCCCGTCGATCTGCGCCGTTACGGTCGCCTTGTGGTCGCGCAACATGTTCATGATGGCGATCCCCTCGGCAAAGTTGCCGCCGGGCGAGTTGAGATGCAGCTCGATCGTGTCCACGTCCAGCGACGCGACCTCTTCGGAGAACTTGCGGGCACCGGAGCCCCAGGGGGTGATCTCGTCCATGATCCACACCGTGGCGGACTTGGAACGCTTGCCCTTGGCATCGATCTTGTACCAGTCGGTCACTTCCACGCCGGTGGACGGCTGATGCTCAAGCAACCAGTCGATCTCGGCCTGCTCGATCTTAGGCATTAGCTACCGACCCCTTCCCCTGCTCGTTGTCCTCGGCATCCTCGTCCTCCTCCGGGTCGAACTGTGGCGGCACCGGCTCGTTGGGGTCCTCGGCGTTCGGGTCACGCGGCGGTAGCCCGTACTGCTGCCGCAACGAGGCTTCGAGTGTCGGGTCCATGCGGAACGCGCCAGCCTCGATCAGCATCTTGAGTGCCTGCGCGGTCAGCTTCTGGCGTGACCCGATCTCGTCGCACACGATACGCGGTGCACCGGCGTCCACGCCCCAGTTCTGGTCAACGAGGTCCTCCACGATGTGCTGTGTGGCCACATCGGCTACGTCGTCGGCGACGGTCTGGAGGCAGATCGTGAAGAAATCCTCGAACGTTGCCCCCAGCGCCCAACTGCCGGTCGCCGTACCCAAGTTCAGGAAGTGCGCCAGGACGGCGCGAGCGATCTGCTCATCGTGGTACCGGATCGATGGCAGTGCCTGCGGGAGATCGCCCTCTACGCCCTTCAGATGCAGGTCCGCGCCGTTGTCGATGGCCGCCGCCGCCGTCTCACCGGCCCGGAACGACCGCGCCACAGCAAGCCCCTTGGTGAACCCCGGGTCCTGCTCCCCCTCGCCGGGGAACCCCTGGTAGACGGGCACGCCCATGCCGTTGCGGCGGATCGTCTGGGAGTCGACACGCAACAGCTCGTCCTTCAGCAGCCAGTTTTTGTAGCACGACCGCAGCAGCGACTGCCCGAGCCAGTTGCCGCCCTCACGTTCGTTGACATAGGCAACGAGCGCGTTGATGGGGATCAGCTTGTCGACGCCGTACTGCCGGATACCGTCGAGCCCGCCGTCCCGGGCAACCTTCAGCTCCGTCAGGGTGCGGGCCGGACGCCAGGCCAGTTTCTGAAGGTGGGTGCCGCCCGGCTTGATCGCGTCGATGCGGTACTGCTGCTCAAAGAAACTGTGGCCGTGGGCAAGCATCAGCAGCGCCAGCCGGAGATGTTCCTTCCACGAGAACCGGTCACGGGTGCGCCGCTTCGCCCGGTCGCCCTCCTCACCGATGATCGGCAGGTTCAGGTCGTCGGCCACGTGCTCAACGATCTCGTCCTCGGCCCCGTTCGGATCAATGCGCCACGCGGTACGGCGCACCGGCAGCGTCACGGCCCTCAGAACCGACTGCACCTGTGCGTCCTGGCGGCGCATCCGGTCATACACCTCGACCGACTTGGGCCACATCAGCTCGGGGGTCTCTTCGTACTCCAGCACCGACCAAAAGGCCGACATGTAGCCGATTTCGTTGGTTGGGGCAACAGTCACGGTCAGCCTCCTCAGAACCCGGCGGTTTCAATGCCGCTGTAGTCATCATCGCGCAGATTGCCGACGGTCAGCACCGCCGGTGTAGCGCCTTGCGGCTCCGGTGCCTTGACTGCCGCGTTGTCCATGAACTCCCCGTGGGCGTTGACGACGGCCGACCAGCCGTCGATCTTCTCTGCACAGCTGGCCTTGTCAGGCTTCACATTACCCGCCGGGTCCATTGCGACCGCGAGGTTGTCGGTCATCCACACCATGACCGGGTTGCCGCCGTGGCGATAGTTGCCTTTGAGAACCAGTCTCAGCAGGTCCTTCAGGGGCGCGCTGGCCGACGCGTAGCCCTGCCCGCGTGGCACACAGAGCCCGTCGCCGTCCGGGCCGGGGAACTTGTCGTTCAGGTGGGTCACGAGCGTGGTGGCTCCCCAGCGGTCGTAGCCCAGCGACTGCACATCGAAGTTGTTAACATCGGCAACGATCTGCTGCTCGATGAAATCCTGGTCGATCACGTTGCCGGGCGTCAGCGTGATCAGCCCTTGCTTGATCCAGTCCTCGGAGTTGCGGGCCGTCCGGTCGGACAGGTCCCGGGCCCTTGCCTCGGGCAACCAGAACCGCCACAGCGCGTCGAAGCTGCCGTCAGCGTTCGGGAACTCCCAGCACAGCGCCGTAATGTCCTCCACCGACGCCAGGTCGAGCCCGCCGTGACACTTCCGGCCCTTCAATTTGCCCTCTACAACCATCTGGATATTGCCTTGGGCGCTCCAGGCGTCCAGCGGGATGAACTGGGTGCGCTGCTTCGTCCGGATGCCCAGGTGCAGACGCAGATACGACGACAAGACCGCAGGCGACGACTTGGCGTTGTCGGCGGCCGATTCCAGGTACGGCCGGGTAGGCGAGATCCCGAAACCGGGGTTCGCCTTGCGCTGTGTAGCCTCCGAAAACGGGTCATCGCCCTTGTCGGCGCACCAAATCACCCCGTACGTGGTCGGAGACTTCAAGGTGCCCCGGGCAACCTTCTCGATCTTGTCCCGCTTCCGGTTGTAGATCGTGTTGGGCTTGCCGTCGTCGGCGGTCGTGATCATCACCAGCAGCGGCTGATCCCGCGACCCCATGCCGGTCTCGATGACCTCCACCAGATCCGGTTTCTTGTGGATATGCAGCTCATCGACGGCCCCCAGGTGGATATTCGCGCCGTGCTGGGCGTCCGCGACGTTCGCAATCGGCTTGAAATAGGAGCCTGTGCGCTGGTGAATGATGCTAGAGGCAAGCGGCTGGACGTGGCCGCGCAGCGCCGGTGCCTTTTCGACCATCGCCTTGACCGGCGCGAACACGAACCCGGCTTGTTCTTTGCTCGTGGCCGCCGTCAGGCACTGAGCACCCGGCTCGCCGTCAGCGGCCAGCATGTAGACCGCGATACCGCCAATCAGGGTCGATTTGCCGTTCTTTCGCGGGATATCGACGTACAGCTCACGGATGATCCGCACCCATTTGGCCGCATCCGGGTCGTACCGGGTCCAGCCGAACACCGGCGCGAGGATGTAGGCGACCTGCCACAGGTCCGGCACCAGCGGCCGACCGGCCCACTTGCCCTGCGTGTGCTGCAACTTCGTGAACGCCCGGATGACCCGATCTACGCGCTCAACGTCGAAAGTTGCCCCCTTCAACGAGCTAGGTTCGGGGGTTTTGATCGCCGGAGGGGCCAGTTTCGCCAGCTCCGCACGGGTCACCTTGCGTGGCTTGCCGTCCTCACGCGGATACCCGTACTGGGTCAGGTAGCAGGCGACCTCCGGGCTGATGTTCAGCGCCCGGAGGTCAGTTGCCGACAGCCCCTTACGTGAACGGGTTGTCTTCGTCGCCGCCATCGCCGCCGCCAGCCTTTCCCAGCGCCGTCTCCGACGACGGAGTAAGCCCGAACTGGGCCGCGAACCCGCGCAGTTCCTTGCCTGCGGCCCGTGCGACCGCGATGAACGGGTTCACGATCTCGTTCGTGCGGGTCGTCCGGCCGTTCGGTCCGTGGCTGTACGTGGTGTGCTCGACGGTCTCGCCCTCGTCCTGGACGCGCCGCGTTGCCATCACGAACGTTGCCCACGTCTCGCAATACGCGGCCAGGTTCGCCCGGTCCTCCGGCTTCAGAATGTCCAGCAGCTGCAACCCCGGCACAACCCGGTCCCATTCGGCCCGCGCCTCGTCCGAAAGCCACGCGGGCGCGTCAGGTGCACCGCGCCGGAACTCCGGCACATCCGGGATCTTCCGGCCGCCCGAGTCCACGCCCGGACGGCGGCCCTTCATCTGCAACACCTTCGCCGGTTGGCTCCGGCGGCCACTGTTCGCGTTACCTGGCATGCCCGCTGTCCCCTCTCCGGTGGTACCTGATGTTCGGGTTGTAGCGCCGCGTTGAGAGCTGGTCGGCCAGCTGCCGCACCTCACGCGCCGTCCGCGTAATCGGCCGGTAGTGCGGGCACTGACCGCAGTAGCACGTCGCCAGGCAGTACCGGCCCGGTGCCAGCTCACCCATCGCTCTCGCCCTCCAGCTTATCGTTGCTGTCGGCAAAGTGATTCGGGAACACGTACCGGCAGTCCTGGCACTGGATCTCATCCGGGCTGACCGCCACGAACAGCCGTACGTTCCCGCAGGACGGGCACACGATCACGCCGCCGTGTCCGTCACTCTTCATAGCCTCAGCGCCCAGCGGAGTCGCGCCCACGCCCTCACGTACCAGGGATACACCGGCGCTTTCGGTTCGTAGTCGCCATAGCCGGTGTTCTGCGCCGCCACGTACGCCGCCTGGTCCATGTCCGTGCCGAACATCTCCCGCTGTAAGCCATACGACCCCGGCGACGACGCCCCCAGGTCGATTGCCTCCAGCAACTCCGGCGGCCAGTACGACGGCACCGGCTCACCCTCCGGCGCGGCCACATTCCCCGGCCACCGGTCCCGCGTCTCAGCCGGGCGGAAATGCTCCGACGGGCAAGGTGCCTTGCCCTCGTCAGCATGACCCGTGAAGTTGATCCGGGCCCCCTCCCGGTACGCCTGCCAGTCGCGGTGGCCGTCACAGAACCGGCACTCGCCCGGCGCATGCAGAACCGAGCTGTCACAGTGCGGGAACTGGACGACCTCCGACGGCTGGATCTTGAAGAACGGCTCATCCGGAGGAGGGGTCGTATCCGCCGTCACCACGCCCTCACGAAGCGCCGACGGGATCTGACGCAGCCACGCGGGATCAGGGTCCGCCATCGTCCACACGGTGCCCGTGGCAACCTTCCGGGCCGCCAGATACAGCCCCTCCTCCGGCGACACCGGAGCCGCGTTGATCACCTTCGCCATCGTCTCCGCCGCCTGCGCCGTCGACAGATCCGCGTACAACGCCAACTGCTGCGCCGTCGCCCAGAACTTCTCCCGCTGCGGAGGCAGCAGCAACTGAAGCAGCCGGTCAACTTCCTTGCCCATCACAACCACCTCAGATTCCCGTCTTCCCACGGATGCAGACCGCGCCGGACGCCAACGAACGTCCCGTTCGGCAATTCCTTGATCACCGTACCGTCACGGAACACGATCTCATCCATGCGCGTCTCCGGCCGGAACCCCAGGTCATACCGCAACTTCAGCCGCGCCCCCAGGATCACCGACGGCAACGCCATCTCACTCCGCTTGTCCACGGCAACTACCTCCCCGCCCGGCAAATCGAGCACAGTTCGTAATTCGGGTTCGCCACCACGGAATCCGACGGCAGCTCATGCCGCCCATCAAGCACGAACCGGCGCGGCCACGCCATCCCGCAATGCAGGTACAGATCGCCCTTCACCCACGTCCACACCCGGCCATGATGATCAACCAGCTCGGGGTGCTCAGCACGTGCCTGGGCGTCTTGCAGCTCGCGCAACACCTGCCAGTCGCGCAACAGCGGCGTCATCAACCCCACCTCACGAGCCAGCTCAGCTTGCGCCTCCGTCATAGGCCGATGCGGACGAATCCCATCGACACTGCACCGGCACCCACCCGGGTCCTCCCACGTCGGGCAATGATGCGCGCCGACGCCAGCAGATTCGGTGCTCACGGCAACCACCTCGAATCTGAGAATCTGAAATTCTGAGCCCGCAAAAGTTTGGC